TTACTTTATGGTTAGTAATGATTTCCAACGGTAAGGAAAATCAAGGTGGTTTTTGCTGATGTACGGCTTGTATTTTTTCATCAGCTTATCTAATTGTTTTAAAACATCATCATTCCACTTATCTTTTTCAGGGTACATCAATTTCAGCATATAAAATTGTGCAAAAAGTCTGCGAGTAGGCGTATAACTCTCCCCTTTTGGCATTTTTGGTATTGCAGGGAATTTTACGTAGTACAATCTTGAATAGTGAGCACATCTATTTCTTAAATCTGTTAAACAACGCAACCAACTATCCATAGTTTGATAATTTACACCATAGAGAGACTTGGCTAGTGCTGCTTTATCCGGATTACTCATTCCCCGATAAAAGTGAGAGAGCATTCCAATTGAGAAAAATTCAATAATCACCCATAGTGGAAACTTGCCATTGTATTTTTGCATATGGTGCTGCACGATGAGAGTCTTGCTGTTTTCGTTTATACATGATGTAACATGTTTAGAGAAAAGGGCGTGATTGTGTTTTTTGTTGTACACCTTTGGGGACATATAGCCATCGGGCCCATATTTATGTACGTGATAATAAGCCATTTGTGTTCTGAGAAAGATTTCAATCTGCTCAACGGTAGACAGAATTAACTTTCGGAGTTCTTTGTCAAACTCATAAATTTCTGCAATTTGTGAAAAGGGAATGTTGTAAATGCATTTCCCGTCAGGACCTTTATACGGCAAATAATAAGCAGACAGTCTATAGTAGTTAATTCTTTTCAACAGATTAAGGCACTGCTCGCGATTGTCTATGAGGATATTCTTTTGTTCGAGTAATTCAATTTGTTCCTCAAAAGTAGTTGCTTCTTTTAGTTTCATAGCTTCTCCAAAAAATAAATGTGCTCCCATTTGACACATCGTTGAGAGGTGTGGGAGCTTCTGTTAGTACATAGTATATGCGAAATCTCTCAGATTGTCAATGTAAATAAATTCCAATTTTGATTTTTTTCTTGCATAAACAGCACAAAGGTAGTATACTTAATAGGCTGTCATAAGTAATTTCAACAGTTTTCAAATTTTTGAAGACTGTTTTTCTTTTTTATAATCGTATTTTCTAAAATTTCGCTCTCAGCTCGACAACTTTGCCAATAATATTAACCGGTTTACTAATGATTTCATCTTCAGTGTTAAAATGCCTTGCAATTCCGAACGAGAATTCTTTCATAATTAGATACTTTTGTAAGTCTTCACTTAGAAGAATTAAGTTCTTTTAGTGCTTGCTTTACTAATTGAAGTTCACCTGACATATTCATAAATCGATAATAGGCTGAACCACATTTGCCATAGTCATAATAATATTGTCGTAGTTGAACCAGATATTCGAGGGTTTCTTGCAAACATTCCCTATTTAGTTTTTTTAACTTCCGAACATCGTGACATTGTTCCAAAGTGGCAATACCTTTAGGTGCTTCCGGCTCAGAAGTGTCGAGAAGCATATATTTATCTGCAAGCGAAAGCCTAGAACCGTCAAAATAATCGGTAATCACATGACCATATTGACAAGTATCTTGTTTTGGGCAGCCATCACAGTTGCACTTTGGCATATTTGATGTGCTATATTTTTCCATAATGTTTTCAGTTTTGTTTTTCTTAAATAGAGCCATAGTATAATCCTTCCTTAAAAAATTAAGCATATCGACCACCGACAACTAGATCGATGGCATAATCCAGCAATTTTGCTCGACCTTCCGGATTCAGTTTTCGGTATTTTTCGAGTAGCTGTTGTTCTGCGTCGGTAAGATCAGAGGGATTGTCAATTTCGGATTTATTATTCGTCCAACCCATAAGGTAAGCTTCGCTGGTTTTTAGAGCTGTAGCAATTGGTGTGAGCTTATCTACACCCATATTAGAAATATAGTTTGACTCATATCTATAGACGGTGGCAGCGGAGACCCCCATTCTTTCCGCCACCTCTTCCGCAGATAAACCTAATTCTTTTCTGCGTGCCTTTATTCTTTTTCCAATATCCATATTTTCATATCTCCCATTTGGTTTAGTTATAATATACAACATGACTTGCAAATTTGCAAGTGAAAATAGAAAAACTTGCAGATTTGCGATTATCTGTTGACAACTGGCATGAATGATAGTAATATAAAAACAAAACTCGCATAAATGCTAGAAAGGAGTACAAATGAATACAGATAGGCTAATTGAATTCGTAAAACGTGCTGGATATGAAAATAAAACATTTGCCGAAGAATTAGGAATGGCAGAATCGACGTTTTATAGAAAACTGAAAAAGAAAAGTTTTTCGGTTGATGAAGCACAAAGAATTAGCAAGTTATTGAAGTTAGATGCAAATGAAGCATATGAAATTTTTTTTGGAAAGAAACTCGCATAAATGCGAGAATTTGAAGAGGAAAGTAAAAGCTAAACGGAATTTCTGAAAATAACGGAATATGTTGCATCGGGATTGCGTGATATTGATGCGGGCAACTCTGTGATTTGAAGCATAGGACAAACCGTAAAGCTGTATGAATTAAATGAGGTACATAATATGGCAATCATAAAAGAGTACAAGACCGCCAAGGGCGTGATTATAAGGTTTAATGATGCAGCTTACGCAGATAAGACTGAGGAAGAAAAGCAGAAGCTGCGGGAGAATGTGAATAAGGTAATTTCGCAGATTTTGCTGAACCCAAGGAGGTGACGCATGCCAAGAAAATCACATCGCCGGCGCCGGAAGAAAGTTGGACAAGTGCCGGCGCCTCGAAGAGAAGAAACGACGGAAGAAAAAGAACCGTGCCAGCTGCAGATGGAAGCACAGCGACGCCACCTTGATGAGATTTTACAAGGAGTAAAGACGCCGTCGCGCGAGTTCGTTATAACCCAGCTAAACCAAAGGAGGAAGAATGAGAGCAGAGACAGTGCAGATGATTGAAGAAAAGTCACGCTTTGTCAGGGGAATAGAAACGCTTTTAAGCCTGGACAAAAATAGCATGGTGGACAGCCTCATATACAAGTTTGATATGCAGGATGAAGCCGGCGAAGTTTATGACGAATATGTTGGAATCGCCTGGGAGACAGGCGGCGCTAAAAAGCTACTGGTAACAGGATACAGCAATGGCGCCATATTAAAGGCAATTGTAAAGGAGGTCTACTGATGGATACATACCAGGGTACATGTAAGTACTGCGGCAACATGAAACCGATCATAGAAGAAAGCCAGGAAGCCGCTGACGAAAGAGTCAGCAATGAATGCGCCTGCGGCGGCGCGAAGCTGGAAGAAGTTAAAGCACGGCTGATGGCGAACATCAACTTTATAGCAAGGAAAAACGAGGGGAAAGCACTGTCTCAGCTGGCAGAAGAGCAGGTGAAACTGTTAAAGCGGGCAGCCTCTGAAATCGTTGACGGCAACTGCCTTAAAGCTGTCTTTGACTTTGGAAGTTCAAAAGTGACGATTTGGGATGCAGGTGAAAAGTACAAAGTAAAGCGAACCACAACCAGAGAGGAACAGGCAGAGGCATGATTGATGACAAATACTATCGCTACGCAGCAGAGCAGATGGAGCGTGCTTCCCGGGAGAAGAAAAAATACAACGGCTACAAGGACAAGCCGGAGCGGATCTGTTTCTATACCGGACGACCGTATGCCGAACGCCATGAGGTATTCCCCGGAAGACCGAACCGGCAAATCAGCATTGAGTATGGTTTCCAAGTGGACATTTGCCCGGAGAAGCACCGGGAGCTTCAAGACAACATCACGCCCTGGGCAAAGGCAGAGAACCAGAAATGGAGGTCAACCTATGAACGAGCATACATTGACCGCCTAATGGATGAGGGAGAAAGAGAAGAAGATGCTCTGCAGAGTTGGATGCGCCTAATCGGCCGCAACTACATAGAGGAGTTGATTCCGAGATGATACCTTGTCCGAAATGTGGAAATTTTGACTACCGAGAGGGCCGGTGCTGTCCACAGTACGATGGAAAGCCGGTTTGCATCAGGTGCTGCCGGGAGTGCGGATATTATAATCCGTCTCCGATGGGCCTGCACTGCAGGTACTACATCTACAATCCTAGGCCAGACTACGACGGAGAAATCGATAAACTGCGCAGACAGATTGAAATCAAAGAGCGACAGGCGGAGCACTTTTATCGGGATAACAAGCCTTGGATTGCTGAGAAAATCGAGCGAGAAGTAAGCTGGCTCCGGGGACAGAAAAGAGAATGGGAGAGAAAACGAGATGAAGAAACTAAAAAAGCTGGCAATGACATATAGTGTGATAACTTACATATACGCGGCGTGCGCATTGGCACTGACAGCGGCGCCGCTCATCACATTGTGGCTGCTCCTTTATGGCGCCGGCTGCAGATAGGAGGAAATGATGAAAGACATTGGACTGGCCGCAGAACACTATCAAATCATGAAAGAGTCACTGAGAAAAGCACAGGACGATTGCGAGGAAAGCCCAACTATAGCAAGCATCCATGAAGAGACAATCGCAAAAGAGAAGCTATGGGCTTTCAAAACGGGACTGGAATGTGCCGGCATACTGGAAGAAGTAGAAGAAGAATGGAGAAAACGACATGAACATAATTAAGAAACTATGGCACCGGATCCGGCGCTGTCCGGCGTGCCCTTTGCACGTAGGTTACCGCAGGCGCGGTCGCTGGCCATGCGGCAACGAAACCTGTTTCCAAAAGAAAAAGACTTGCCGAAGCAAGTCCAGTCATTGAGTAGGTACTGCAATACCTACTCCTAATTTACCATAAAAACGGAGAAAAAGCAATGAATCTAAATCAAAAAATCAATTTAAAAGAATTTGAAAAAGCTGCAAAAGAGGCAGGCTGTGAGGTGATGCAAAGCGGAAGAAGCCGCTGCTTTGCGATAAGTCCAAGAGAAATTGCTATCGTAACAACCACAGGTGCCATCAGGGTGCCGGTGGAAAACGTACAGCGCTTTCTTGCGGACTTCCGAGTAGCAGTTGAAACCGCCTGCCACATGTGGGAAGAACTATCTTTAACAGAAAAGAACCAGCTGGCTAAAGAAAAGCACATGACCTACGGCGAACTGCAGCAGGTTATGTATATGCTGAAATTAGGAGGAAGAAATGAGCAAGAAAACAGATGAAGCCATCGCCAAGCTTACAGCGGAATGCGAAGGAAAGGACTACCTGATCCCTTTTGAGGAATATCTGACATCCATTTGCAACGACGCAGTTGCAGAAAAAATCCTGAAAGAGGACAAGACGCTGGAAGACTGCTTCAAGAAGATGAAGGAAGTGGCCAGGAGCAGGCAGAAAAACGGCTGTGCATATATCCCCAATGAGGAAGGATTTGAAATCATCAGAGACTATTATGAGATTACAGATTCGGATTTAAAGAAAACTGCTGGAAGTGTCATAGACATAACCGACCTGTTATAGGAGGCTGACATGGAAGTAAGAACAAAACCGCCTTACAACATCAGAAGACCTGCAGATTTAAAGGAGTTTATATTGGCAACTGCTGACTATACCTACGTAATCTTTGACCAAAAACAGGACAAGGTGCGCTGCACCTGCTGTGGAAAAATCGGCAAATTGTCAAATCTGGCAGAAGGCGTATACAAACATAATGCTGAGACCTACTGTCCGTTTTGCGGAGAAAAAGCAATCGGAAAGGCTGCCCAGTATGGGCGAAAGAATATCACAGAGTACGGGCGGGTACTTTGGTTTAGAAAGTATGGCAGAGTTACCTATGCCCAGCTGGACGAATATCAGATTGATTACACAGAAAGTACTAGCATGCCCAGCGTTTCTTTTTGGGCATCAGCACAGTACAGATTCTGCAAAGAAAGCCAGGCATATTATAAGTGCATTCCAGTAGGATACTGGAATTCGGAATACTGGGAGAAGCGAAAGGAAATAAAATTGCCGAATCCGGAATGTGGCATGTGGAACAGCAATAAAATGAGCCGCTATAAAAAAACGGTGACACATACATCACATATTGACGGACTTGGAACAGACTTGAAATATGCTAATACAGACATGCGCATCAAAGGGTGGGAGGATCCAGAAAACCCATATGGAATTATCGGCTACCTGTCAAATTTCCTGAAGTATCCCAGCATTGAGATTCTAGAAAAAGCCGGATTTGAAAAGCTGGTTGGTGCTCGGGCAAGCGGGGGCAGATGCAGGTATATCAACTGGAGAGCAAAAGACTTGCGAAAGACACTAAAGATGAACGCAAAAGAAATCAGAGACTTTAGAACTGCTGGAGGCACGATGCAGACACTGAAGAAATATCGAGAGATTCAGAAAGTCTACCCGAAGGTTAATTTTAGTCAGTTAGATCTTTTTGGATATTGGGGAAGGAAAGAAAATATAAAGGAAATTGAAAAATACATATCCCTTGACAGTGCGGTGAAATATCTGGAAAAGCAGGGCGGAAATAATGATATGGGAATCTATGCAGATTATCTCAGAGAATGCAATTCACTTGGCTATGACATGAAAGATAAGCGCGTACTTAGACCAAAGAATCTTCAGAAAGCCCACGAGAAGACCTCGATGCAAGTCGCTATAGAAAAAGATAAAAAGAAAAAGGAAGACTTTGCGGTCGGCATGAAAAGCATTTATGCAGAAGAGGCATATCAGTGCGGAGATTTATTGATAAGGTCAGCGGTATCCATAGAGGAATTACACAAGGAGAGCCAGGCACTCAATCATTGCGTTAGAACCTATGTTGATAGAGTATGCAAAAAAAGATGTGCTATTTTATTCATTCGCAAGATAAACGAACCGGACAAGCCATATTTTACCCTTGAACTGAACTGGGAAAGGAAGATTGTTCAGTGTCGTGGCAATCACAACTGTGCATATCCCCCGGAGGTTGAAGCGTTTATTGAGCAGTGGAAGAAAGATATTTTGAACAAAATGAAGAAAGGAGCAGCTGCGCCTGCAGCGTAAAGAACCATGGGAGAAATTATAGATGTAGAGTTTAAAGAAATTACGGAACTGGAAGATAAGACCAACGAAGAACTCTGTCAGGAAGTAAACCTTTATTGGAATCAGATGGAGGCATTAGGAAGACTCGGCTTTGAATTTGCCGCCAGAGCAGGGCAGAGGCTGAATGTCATCAAGTCAAGATTGAAACATGGAGAGTGGGAAGACTGGGCAGAGAATAATTTATGCTTTTCTACAAGAAAGGCAAATAGAATGATGAAACTGGCGGAAAAAATGACTGATGAAGACAGCTTTTTCTGCAAAAACGACAAGTTGTCGGATATTGGAATTTCAAAGGTTTGGGAACTCTTAGCAGCGCCGGAAGAGGTGGCAGAAAAGGTCATGGAAAACCCCGAAATGCCAGACATGAGCGTACGAGAATTAAAGGACGAAATTAAGCGCATCAAAGAGGAAAAGAAGAAAATAGAGGAAGAGCTGGTAATTTGCGAAGACACATGGCAAACGGACAGAACTGTTTTAGAAATGGAGATTGAAACGCTAAAGGGAGAACTCAGAAACCGGTCAGAAATGAATCCTGCTATCCTTGCTGAAAAAGAGAAAGAACTGCAGAACATGCAGGACAAGCTGGACAAGGAAAAAGAAAAGTCCAAGAAGCTGAAAGAATCCATAGACGCAGAGAAAGAAAAGGCAGCAGCGGAGGCACGGACAAAAGCAGAGAGGGAAGCTAAAGCGAAGGTAGACGAAGAACTGCGACTCTTACAGGAGAGCAACAGGGAAGCCGCAGAGGAAATAGAACGCTTAACCCGTAAACTGGATAACAATTCAAATGTTGAAGTTGCCACCTTCAAAGTTCACGCTGACCAGCTGCAGAAAGCATTCGGCAGCTGCGCAGAGTCTATTGTGACCATGGAAACCGAAGACACAGAGCAGGCAGAAAAAATGCGCTGTGCCCTAAAGCAGATTATGACGCAGATGATAGAGAGGATTTAAGGACATGACGATAGGAAATATTTTGATGATGCCACTGCAGGAAAACGTACCTGCACCAAGGCATGATGACTGGAAACCGGCGATATGCCCTATATGTGGCGCAGACTGCTGGGAATCCGGACAAGCCCGAATCTTAATGCGAAAAATGCCGGGCATATTAAAGGCTTGCACAAATTGCGCAATAAAAGGGGCAGGAAGATGAATAGTGTAGTTCTAATCGGAAGACTTACCCGTGACCCGGAAGTCAGATATACCGCAAGCACACAGATGGCAGTTGCAACCTTTACCGTTGCCATTGACAGACCTGTAAGAGCAGGTGGTGAGAAGCAGACAGATTTTCCTCGCGTGACCGTTTTCGGCAAGCAGGCAGAGAACTGCGAGAAGTACCTGGCAAAGGGCAGATTAGTCGGTGTTCAGGGTAGAATCCAGACCGGAAGCTATCAGAACAAGGACGGCGTCACTGTTTACACAACCGATGTTGTGGCAGACAGAGTAGAATTTTTAGAGTGGGGCGACAGACCGCAGAGAAATGGACAGAACCAAGGAGCCCAAGGCGAGCAAACAAAGCAAACTAGCATGGCAGAGCTTAAGCCGGAGATACCGCGAGGATTTGAACCAATTGAAGACGATGTACCATTTTAAAGGAGGAGAGTATGAACAGCCAAGAGAAAATCATGATTTTCGCAGCACAGCTATATGACCGGTCTGAGAGACTGAAATATACCACCAGCCAGGTGAACGAAGAAATACAAAGGCTGACGTTAAGTGCTGCACGCGGAAGCGTAAGCCCGCACCAGATTAAAGAAGCAGAGGAAAGCATTGCAAAAGTAATGCACTTATTACATAATGTTGAATCAATTTTAGCCCGTTTAAAGGAAGATGCAAAAACAGAATTGAATATCCAAATATATATGAAGTAAGGAGGATCCAGATGGAAAAGAAAGTCAACGTAAAAATCATTGAAGACTACGGCGTAGTCGGAGAAGACCAGAAAGGCAATGTAAAGCATTTCATCAAAGCAGAATGGTTCGGCAAAGCGCCGGTCTACGAAGTGAGAACCTTTGCCCCGGACGGAACACCCAAGAGAAGAGTTGGTCTGACTAGGGAAGAAGTCGAAAGACTAAAAGTCATTCTGAACGAAGAATTGATTTAAACCTACATTAAATATAAGAAGAAACAAGCCTGGGACAAGCCCTAAAAGCAGTCCCAGGCATACCTATAGGAAAACAGAGCAGGGAGTGAAAGCCTCCTTTTAAACCTTGATTAGAGTATTAAAGTTAGGAGCAAAAGATGAAAGTTGTCAGAGAGACCTGTATAGCGGGAAGAGTGATTGATGTGACAGTTAGAGTTCCGAGTGGACGCCATACAGAGCCGAGAGCAAAAAAAAGAACTGTGACTGCTGAAAAAGTACAAAAGAATAACGACAGAATGGCAATTAAAAAGCTGGCAAGAATCATCAATGCGAATTTTGATAAAACATGCTGGCATGATACTATGACCTATGCGGGAAATCCGTCGCCGGAGGAAGCAAAGAAAAAACTGGATCGGTGTTTGGGAAGAATTAGGTATCGCATGAAAAAAAGAGGACTGAAATTCAAGTGGGTAGTCACAACAGAATGGCAAAACAGCAAGCTCCACCATCACCTGATAACCAATGCCCCAGTAGAGATGGTTAGAGAATGTTGGAAAGAAGGGCACATCCTGCCAAGACCATTCGATGAAAATCCCAATTATTATAAATTAGCAGAATACATAATCAAAGAGACTTCTAAAAGCTTCAGAGAAAAAGAATCTCCGTTTGGAAGCAGGTATAGTCATTCGAGAGGTCTTATTATACCGACACCAAACATTGAAGAGGTGGACGAGAGACAGCTGTTTGCAGATCCAAAACCGAGAGAAGGATATTACATAGATTGGGATACTGTAAGAAGATTTGAGCATCCCATAACAGGACTAGAGCACCTTGAGTACATGATGATATCGATAGACGAAGAACCGAGGATCAAGAAGTATTACAAGGGAAAACCTAAAAAGCGGGAAGAAAATTACCGACAGTATATCAACTATGAAGAGGAGCAGCAGAGCCTATGGAAATAGGCTTCTTTGCAGTGCGAGGAGGGGAGTTATGACAAAACAGGAACTGAGCAGACACTTTTGGTTGCAGCATGAAGTGAAGAGACAGGAAAAGCGCCTGGCTCGATTGAGAAAAAAACAGCAGCTCATTAGAGAACAGGGCGAAGTAGGAGATACGGTCAGAGATTATAAAACGGGTAAAGGAATTCCTGTCCGGATAGAGGGTGTGCCTGAAGAGGAGTTTACTCTTCCGCTCATGATAAAGCTTCTTGAAGAGGAAATTGAAAAGAACATCAAAGAATCTCAGGCAGAGGCGGTGAAGGTGGAACGATGTGTACAGAGTATTGATAATCCGCAGCTGAGAGAAGTAATGAGGTGTAGATTCATAGATTGCATGAAATGGGAAGAAATTGGAGAACAGAATTTCATTGCGCCGGACCATGCGAGAAGACTTGTAAGAGAATATTTTTCTGATAAGCAATAAAAATGTCCGGTTATGTCCGCTTTTTTTGTGATATAGTTAAACTGGAAAAAGTAAAAGAGTTTAACAACTCTAACGTTCTGGTGAATCTCCTTATTTTTATGATTGCTGACATCAAGGCGCTGCCGAGCGGTGGCGCTTTTGTGTTGGCAAAATACCTAAGATGAGGTATAATTAAAAGAAAAAGGAGAAAGTTTCAATGAAGATACAGATTGTGAACTATGCAGGGAGATTTGATTTGAAAACTGAAGCGAAGACAGAGCTTAAAATGGAAATTTCCGGTCTTAGCCGACCACAATCTTTTGATGCATATGACATAGATATTATTCTTTTAAACGATAAAAATATATGGCAAAATAGAGGGAATAATACGGACAGAGTAAAGGCGCAAAATGACTTTATAAGTATAAATAAAATTATAGAGAACTGCACTAGCGCACAAGTTATTGTAGTTCTACCACAGAATATCAAATTTTTGTATAATTTTTGGAATGAAGAACCCCTAGCTAGTTGCGTTTTAAAAGATATGATAGAAGAACTGAGATTAATTCTAAAAGCATTATCAAGTAGATTACAATGGCACGACTTGTTTTATGAACGGACTAAGACTAATTTTGAAAACCATATGATTGAAGCGGACTTTTATTTTAATGGGGTAGATGCAAAAAACATATTAACAAAGTCCGACAGGAGTAAAAAAGCAACTACGATAAGAGATGGAAAACTTATTTTCACAACATTAAATTTAGAAACTGAAAAAGATATACAAGCTTTTTTACAAGGTATTGGCTTAATTGAAAGTAAAAAATCTATACCTGAATGGATTGAGGAAATAAAGATGTTTGATGATGAAAAGCAACTTGAATTGATAAATGAAAATAGTGCACTAATTGAGCAATATAAAAAAAATATAGATGAGGCTGAACTTGTTTTAGCGAGAAATAACCGCTACAAATCTATTTTGTACACTCAATCAGACGAATTAGTGGAAGTAGTATTTGAGATGTTACAAGAAATGACAGGAGGCGATTTGTCTAATTTTGTTGATCAAAAGCATGAAGACTTCTTATTTGAGGCAATGGGCTATGTGTTTATAGGTGAAATCAAAGGGGTAAACCATAATATCCGGTCAGAAAATGTATCTCAATTAGATGTGCATTATCAGTCGTATATTGAAGATTATCCAGACAATTTAGATAAAACTAAAGCATTGTTAATAATGAATTATCAGAGGAACAAACCTTTATCGGAAAGAGGTGAGATACATGAAACACAGATTAATTTGGCGAAAAGAAATGGAAGTTTGATTATAGATACTTTCACATTGCTGAAAATGTTTGAGCAATTTAAACAGGGGAGCTTGGATCAAAGAGATTGTGTAAGGCTATTATCAGAATCAACAGGAATACTGAGTATATCATAATTAAAGAGATGATATGTTATGAGTCATGCAATTGTGGCGAGATTTTCGAGTTGAATATTTGAGTGAATGTACTCCGGTGTCCTTCAGACCCGGGGTATTTTTATACCATGAAAGGAGGCAGATTGATGGGACTTACGAAAAAACAGAAACTCTTTGTAGAAGAGTACTTGATAGATTTAAACGCTACACAGGCAGCAATCAGAGCCGGATATTCGCCGGCCAGCGCAAAAGAGATTGGCTCAGAAAACCTAACAAAACCTGACATTGCCTCGCGTATAAATAAAGCTATGGCAGAAAGATCAAGAAGAACAGGTGTAAATGCAGACAGGGTTATCAGAGAACTGGCAAAGATAGCTTTTATAAATCCAATTGATTTGATTGACACCGAGACTGCAACAGTAAAACCAATGGCAGTAGCAGAAGATACCGCGGCAATTCAGTCCGTGAAGGTAAAACGATTTGATGATGGCATAGAACGGGAGGTCAAAGTTGCGGATAAACTGAAGGCCTTGGAGCTTATTGGAAGACACTTGGGAATGTTCAAAAATCGTGTTGAAATTTCTGGCCTTGAAGAGGAACAGTCGAAACTGGACAAACTTATTTCTCAATTAGAGGAGGCGTAATGGGATTTGAGCACTTGATTCTTTCTCCAAAATACAAAGCCTTCCTCCGCTGCACCGCCCCTGTGGAATTTCTCGAAGGCACCACTGCGGCGGGAAAAACCACAGTGGGTTTATTCAAATTCATGCTCAAAGTGGCGCAGTCTCCAAAGAAACTGCACATTCTTGCAGCAGACGATACCGGTGCTGCTGAAAAGAACATCATCAACAAGGAACTGGGCATACTAGACGATTTCGGTGTGCTGGCAGAATACAAAGGAAATGGCTCCGGCGAGTACAAGATGCCGCACATCATTTTCCACACTTCTGCCGGAGATAAGATTATATTCGTCATAGGCTATGGCAACAAGCGAAAGTGGAAAGATGCACTGGGCGGTCAGTACGGCTGCCTGTACATTGATGAAATCAACACGGCGGACATTGACTTTGTCAGGGAAGCGGCCATGAGGTCTGACTATCTAATGGCAACGCTGAATCCCGATGATCCAAGTTTGCCGATTTACAAGGAGTACATTAATTGCGCAAGACCGCTTCCAGAATGGGCGGAAGAAACACCACCGGAGATTATAGCAGAGTTAAAAGAAGAACCGAAACCTGGATGGGTACATTGGTTCTTTTCTTTTACCCATAATTCGGGTTTAACCAAAGAAAAGCTGGAAAAGATTATCAGCAATACTCCGAAAGGAACAAAAATTTGGAAGAACAAAATCAAAGGGCTTCGGGGCAGAGCAACAGGGCTTGTATTTCCGAACTTTGAGCGGGCAAAACACGTAGTGACAAAAGAGTGGGTGAAACAGCAAGTCAGAGCCGGAAATATCAGAATGAAGAGGTTTGCGGCCGGACTTGATACTGCCTACTCCCAGAAAAGCCCAGATACTATAGCGATGCTTTTTCAGGGAATTACGGAGTGCGGAAAAGTAATTACGCTGGAAGAACAGGTGTACAATAACGCAATGCTCGGCAATCCCTTGGCGCCGTCAGACACAGTAGTAAGATTTGTGAACTTTCTTGATGAATGCGGCAGGCAGTGGGGCATCGCACGGGATGTCTTTATAGACAACGCTGACCAGGCAACTATAACAGAGCTGAGAAAGTATAAACGCCAGCATGGTTGTCTATACAATTTCATAGATAGTTACAAGAAAATTAAAATTATAGACAGAATTAATCTGCAGCTCAGCTGGATTCAGCAGGGCTGCTATTTAGTTTGTGAGAACTGCGCAGAGCATATACGGGAACTTGAAATTTATAGCTGGCAGGAGGATAAGCCTGAACCGGAAGACGGAAATGACCATACCATCAATGCCAGTCAATACGGATGGATTCCGTACCGTTTTGAGATAGGAGTAAAAGAAGAGTGAGGATAGTAGAGAGAATGAAACAAAGCATTAGAAGCTGGCTGAATGTCAGGGCGGCGGACCCTACATACATAGACATCACTGAGACGCTGGACTATGAAGGAAATGCGATAAAGAACAGAATCTGGTATCGGGGAGACAGCAATGAGCTGCAACAGCTTTACGCTCAGCTGAGAAATGGCGTAGACCAGTATAAATTCTGGGCGTGCAAGTCTAGCCCGGGCATGGAAATCCGAAAGATTCACACAGGACTTCCGGGGCTCATCGTAGACATGTTGACAGCCGTCGTGCTTGCTGATATTGGAGAATTTGATATCAGCAAAGGATTGGACAAGGAAATCTGGGAACAGATATGCCAGGATAACCGGTTTATGAAGAGGCTGGAAAAAGCCGTGAAAGAGACTTTATACATCGGAGATGGTGCATTTAAAGTCACCTATGACAGTGCAATATCGGATTATCCAATCATTGAATATTACGCTGGTGACCGGATCGAAATCAGGAGTGATCGAGGCAGGCTTAGAGAGATAATTTTCAAAACCATGTACGAACAGGAAAGCAAAAGATACTGTCTTTACGAGCACTATGGGTATGGTTACATTAAAAACCATTTATACAGGGGCGAAGCAGAGGTACCGCTGGATGAAATTCCGCAGACGAAGGGCCTAAAAGATGTCACTTTCTCAGGATACACGGAAAATACAGCCGGGGAAGTAACACAGAAGGGCAAGTATATGCTTGCGGTACCTATCAAGTTTTATGAGTCGGGGCGCTGGGAAGAACGGGGTCAGAGTATCTTTGACAAGAAAGTAGATAACTTTGACAGTTTGGATGAAGCCTGGTCTCAGTGGATGGATGCGCTGCGTGCCGGCAGAAGTAAAGAGTATATCCCAGAGTGTTTGCTGCCAAGAGACCCTCACACCGGAGAAGTTCTAAAGCCGAACGCTTTTGATAACAGGTACATCAAAACGGATTCGGATATGTCGGAAGGTGCAGCCAACAAAATTTCTTTGGAGCAGCCGGAGATTCCACACGACAGTTATGCTGCGACGTATATTACGGCGCTGGATCAGTGCCTGCAGGGGCTTATCTCTCCGTCGACGCTTGGCATCGATGTGAAAAAGCTTGACAACGCTGAGGCGCAGCGCGAAAAGGAGAAAGCGACGCTTTACACGAGAAATGCGATTGTATCCGCCCTTGAAGAGGATTTGCCACAGGTAGTAATAACGGTTGTGCGAGCCTATAAAGAGATTAATCATATCGGTAATGTCGAGGAGGAACCGGAGGTCACTATTGATTTTGGCGAATACGCAAATCCAAGCTTTGAAAGTCAGGTTGAAACAGTGACCAAGGCAAAGACGGGCGGAATCATGAGTATTGAGGCAGCGGTGGAGGAACTTTACGGCGACAGCAAGGATGAAGATTGGAAAGCTGAAGAGGTAAAACGCCTGAAAGAGGAGCAGGGTATCACAGAAATAGAAGAACCGGCAGTCAACCATGGGGCAGGTTCTTTTTCTTTGGAGGTAGACGATGAAAGTAAAGGTGGCAAACAATCTGTACCAAATGAGCCAGAAGGAGTATCAGGGACTGCTGCAGATAGCAAGTGAGCAAGTGTCTTTTGGTATTTATGCGATTGAGAAAAAAGGATATGCAGAACTCTGCAATTATAAGTGCGAAAGTATTACTGAACTGAAAAAACTGAAACGAAATCTGAGAAGTCAAGGTTTTAAGGTGCGCTATAATGGCTGATTATGATTTTGAGAGGGCCTTTGCCAGAGTTGAAGATGAACTTCTGCGTTCCATGATTCGGAACATGAAAAAGCATAGCGAATGGGAAGATGCGGAGGGCTTTAACTGGTCCATGTGGCAGGCAGAGCAGCTGAAAGCGCTGGATCAGTATAAGCAGATTAATAAGAAAAAATTCAGCAAGCAGTTTTCCCAGATTAACAGCAGAATCAAAGAGGCAATTGAAGAGGCGAGAAAAGACGGGAACATGGCACAGGAAATTGAGATTCTAAAAGCACTCCGAAAAGGTTATAAACCTCCAAAGTCACGCAGCGGGTCAGTAAAGACTCAGGCTGCGTTTTTTCGCCTGAATGACCGCAAAATGGATGCATTAATAAGCGCCACAATCAAGGATGTGGAGAAAGCGGAAACGGCGGTCTTGCGTATGGCAAATGACAAGTACCGGAAAATCATCTTTGATGCGCAGGTTTATGCAAACAGTGGAGCGGGAACCTATGAAAAAGCGGTTGATATGGCGACCCACGATTTTCTTGCAGCCGGATTAAATTGCGTGGAATATGCGAACGGTGCACGTCACACGCTGAAAAACTATGCGATGATGACAATTAGGACAGCCAGCAAGAGGGCATATCTGCAGGGAGAGGGAGAGAAGCGGCAGGAATGGGGAATCAGTACCGTAATTGTAAATAAACGCGGAAACCCTTGCCCGAAATGTTTGCCATTTTGTGGGAAAGTACTGATTGATGACGTATGGAGTGGTGGAAAGAAGGGTGACGGACCATACCCACTGCTGAGTAGCGCCATCGCCGCCGGCTTATATCACCCAAATTGCAAGGATAGTCACACTACGTATTTTCCCGGAATCAGTACGCCGCCGGATGGGAAGATTACGACAAAAGAAATCAGTGAAGTCAAGCGTGAGTACGCACATGAACAGAGGCAACAGCACATACAGCGTCAAATTGAGAAATATGATAGACTTAAAAAATACTCACAGGATTCGGAGAACCAAGAAAAATATGCATGGAAGCTCGCCGAATGGGAGGATAAGGCCGATTCGTTAAAGGGTAAAAAAATAGAAGTACAAACGGAGTACGATGCATTTATACGCAGACTAAGAGAAGATTCGGATTCACAGAAAAACAAAATGGCGCTTTATGCAGAATTTACGGAACTAAGAGAGGACCTAAACTGCAGGTCTCCCCTTGCATATGACATTGAGCTGGATGCTATGATTTATAATCCAAAGTTATCCTTGGAAGATTACGATTTAGACTACTCTTTTGCACACGAGTTATCACACAGGATAGATAGTCTTGAGTATCATAGTTGGGAAAACGATAATTTTATCAGAGCTATTGAAATCTGCTCGGAAAAAGTGTATGCTGAAGAAGAAAGAATAAGGAAATGGTTTGAGCCAGGGGGTAAATACGAAACGAGTTTTGCTATTTCTGATATCGTCAGTGCTTTATCTGATGCAAGAATTTCGGGAATGGTAGGACATAGAGAAAGTTATTGGTCGAAACCAGGGGCGAAAGCGGCGGAGATTTTTGCGAATCTTAATACGATTAAAGTGTTGAATCTTCTGGAGAAAGAAGAATTCAATGACATTTTTTATGAATTATATGAAGCATATAGGGAGATGATTGGTTGAAAATAATTGATAGATTATTGGCAAACGAAGAAATTCAAGAATTGCGAAAGCAGCTATATGATATGACAGGTCGACATCTTGGCTTTAATCACGATTGTTATTCAGGATTTGAAGAGTATAAAGAGCATCTTAGGGCGTGTGTGGAAGCAGGGAAGATAATCTCACGGCCAAAAGACGAAATAATCGAGAAACGATTTGACTCACTTTGGGAACGCTAAGCTGATCAGTTCAACTGGACTGGTCTTTTTTAATATCGAAAAGGAGGAGGTCTTATGCATCCAGCGGTACAAATAACAGGAATTATATGCTGTACTATCATAGCGGTATGCTTAATAGCAGCAAAGACGGGAGGGAAGAAATGAAACTCATTGTAACGAGACGGTACTACGACTTGGAACTTGAAAAAGTCCTTGAAGCGGGTACTGAAATTGAAGTCACAAAGAAGCGGGCAGAGTTACTTCTGCAGAAGGGCTTAGTAAAAAGAAAAACAGAATCAGTTAAATCAGAACCTTTAGAGTAGGGTTCTTTTTTATTGCTCCAAGTGCGAGAAGAGCTTAAAAGAAGCGCTGCGGGAGACACCCGAGACAAAACTGATATGGTGAGACACACCTAAAACTGAAAGGAGAGAACACATGCTGAAACACAAATTTGGAAAAATTAGGCCTTTTATGGCGCCGGAAGGAACCGGAGGCGGAGAAGGAGCTGGCGACACGGGTAGCTCTGGTGCACAGACTGGGAGCAACCCGAACCAGCAGACACAGCAGGCTCCGGCTTTTGATTACGAAAAGCTGGCCAGTATTATTACTGGAAAGCAATCGGTGACAGAGGATACAGTCTTGAAAAGCTATTTCAAGCATCAGGGACTGTCGCAGGAAGAAATGAAACAGGCGATTGATGCATTTAAAGCTGAAAAAGCGAAAAACCAGCCTGATCCGAACGCATTGCAGGTGCAGGCACAGCAGGCGCAGGCGGCGGCACTTCGGGCAGAGATGGAAAAAGAGTCGCTGCTCATGGCAGGTGAAATTGGAGTAGACTTAAAGACAATTCCATATCTGATGAAAATGGCGGACGTAAAAGATGTGATTGTGGAAGGCAAAGTTGATAAGGAAAAGCTCAAAGAAGCCATAAACAAAGTGTTAGAAGACGTACCGCAGCTGAAAGCACAGACTGAAACAAACGGCGGAAACGGCTTTAAATTCGGCGCATCTGGAAGCGGTGGAAACAATACCGCCACAGATGACCAGTTAAAGGCGGCATTTGGGCTTTAAAAACGAAAGGAAGGTAAAAGAACATGGCAGTATATGAATACGCTGAAAAATTCACTAATTTATTGCAGCAGAAATACGCAAAGGAACTCTGTTCTGATACTCTGACAAAGAGTAACACCGGGGTAACTTTTATTAATGCGCAGACTATCAAGCTTCCGAGAATGGCTGTATCTGGATATAAGGACCACACCAGAACTCCGGGATTTAATTCCGGCTCTTTGAGCAATGACTGGGAAGCAAAGAAACTGAGTCACGATAGAGACATTGAGTTCTTCGTGGATCCAATGGATATTGATGAAACGAATCTGACTTTATCTGTGGCAAACATTCAGAATACCTTTGAGACGGAACAGGCAATTCCGGAAAAGGATTGTTACAGATTCAGTAAGCTCCATGCAGAACTGACAAATCTCAGTGGAAGAATTGATACCACGGTCGTAACTGCGGCGAACTTCCTCGAATGGTTTGACGAGGAAATGGCAAGAATGGACGAAGCGTCTGTACCTGAAGAGGGAAGAATCCTATATGTTACTCCGAGCATGAATAAAATCCTCAAGGAGGCCGAGGGAATTCAGAGGGTCATGATGGTATCTACACCGTCCAGCGTCAACAGAAATGTTCATAGCCTGGACGATGTGACAAAGAAGATGGTACCGGCAGCAAGAATGAAGAGCAAGTATGACTTTACTGACGGATTTGCAGCAGCGGAAGATGCAAAACAGATTAACTGCATTCTAATTCACCCATCTTGCGTTGTATGCAGAGACAAGTACAGCTATATCAAGTTGTTTACTCCGGGCACTGATTCTCGTACCGCGGACGGCTATCTGTATCAGAACCGCAACTACGGAGATTTGTTCCTGCTAGAACGTAAAGTAGAAGGCTGTGCAATGAATGTCAGCGAGTAAGGAGGGAGACGGATGAAAGCAATTAAAGATAATAAAGTCTATACCATCACAGAGAGCCAGCAGAAGTTTTATACTGACGCTGGCTTTGATATTGTAGATGACGCGGGAGAAGTTATCAGCTACGGAAGAGGAAAGACCGTGCCTTATGAGAAATATGCCGTCTTAAAAGAGGAACTCGAGGCGGCAAAGAACTCTAATGACTCCAAAGAACTGGAAGCGCTCAAAAAGGAAAACGAGCAGCTGAAAAAGCAGGGAGAAAATGCGTTTGCCGCACTTGAAAAGTATTGCAGTGAAAAAGGAATTGATATTGGTAATACAACCACTGTCACAGGGCTTGTTAAAAAGCTGGATGAATCGGAGAAAGCGTAATGTATGAGGCATATGCAGGCCCTTCTGATTATGTGGTATACGGGAACGGAAATATTCCAGCCGATCAGTTGGAAAAATATCTTAAGTTGGCCAGCAGGCATATTGACTCCTTGACATTTAATCGGATTGTAGGCTGTGGCTTTGAAATGCTGACACCGTTTCAGCATGAACTCATCGTTGAAATCGTATGTTTGCAGGCGGATTTTGAATATGAGAATGCAGATGAAATTGACACGGTGCTTTCGAGTTATTCGATTAACGGTGTTTCTGTGCAGTTTGGGGGTGGCTGGAATGTCATGGTGCAAAATGGAATTGCAATGAGAAAAGACACCTATGAGCTGCTGAAACAAACTGGATTAACTGACAGAACGCTTAGGAGGTGGCACGGATGAGATATCCTTGCCTGGTACCCGAGAAGCTTTGCAGGACAGATATCTATGTGGAAATTGAAGCAGAGGGCATTACAGAAGATGGAGCGCCGATTCCTGCATTTTCTGCAACCATCAAATGCAATTATCAGGATGGAGGAAAACGCATTTTGACGGAGGAACAGAAATTAGTACAGGTTTCCGGCACTGCACTTTTTCCCGGAGATATCTGCCCGGACATTGTGAATATCACGGGAGGCATAGCTGAAGTACACGGCATGCGCAGAATTATTGCAGAAGGGCGAAAGGCTCGGAATCCAGACGGCACAGTGAATTATACAGAACTGAGGTTATTATGATTAAGGCAAACAGCAAAATCACAATAAACACTGCAAGAATCGGTCAGCTGACGGGTGCTGCGGTAACAGCTCTGGAAAAGACAGCAGAGGCACTGCATACTGAGGTGGTGCAGGCGCAGGTGGTGCCTTTCGATACTGGTAATTTGCAAAATGAAGGCATGTTTGTAGATTACTCCGAAGCGTCAAAAGGTATTGTTACGATTGTCCACAGCACGCCTTATGCTCGGCGTCTTTACTATCATCCGGAATATAATTTTCGGACTCATGAAAACCCTAACGCAAAGGGCGAGTGGTTTGAGGACTGGCTGCCTGGTGGAAAAGAGGAAAAATTTGCGGTGAAAACGTTTAAGGAACTGTACAAACAGGAGGGTGGTCTATAATGCTGACTTTAGCTGATGTACGTGACTGGCTGAAATCCTTTGGTTTTGCAGAGCACTACTATATCGGGAAGCTGGACAACAAAAAACAGAAGTCAATCGGGGTGTATCAGAGAAAAGAAACCGGTACACCCCGCATAACCATTGGCGGGCTGGATAATACCAGATATGACGTAAAGAGAATCTCAGTGCTGTTGCACTGGAATCAAAATGCGAAAGAAACGGAAGAGGCGGCTCTTGCGTTTTGGGAGAAATTAAGAGAAGTCACCAATGTGCAAATCGGAGAAACTCATGTTGATTATCTCATGCTTTTGGTACCGGAGCCCCAGGATGTGGGAACCGATGACAATGGGATATATGAGCGGGTAATCTGGTTTGATTTATATTACGAAAGGTAGGTAGAAAATGGCAAGCACACAGAAAGGGGTATACCCTTGCTATAAAAATCAGTTTCAAATTGACACTGCGGCGCCGGGTGCGGAAACTCCGGCGATGAAAAATATTGCTGAATGTGAATCCTTTGGCGTCAGCTTTGATAACGGTGTGGAAGAATGGACGCCGTTTGAATCGGAAGGCTGGACCAGGAGGCTGCAGACGGCAAAATCAATTACAGTGTCGGTAACTGCAAAGAGAAATGTAGGAGATCCGGGCAACGATGCTGTTGCAGAGCTTGCTTGGGCAAACGGAAGAGATACGGAGCGAGATTTTCAGTGGACCTTCCCTGACGGTACTGTTGTCAAGTTTGCTGACGCAGTTATCAACGTGACCAATGTAGGCGCTGGCGATTCCACTGCGGTGGCACCGCTTGAATTTGAAATTTTGAGCAACGGAAAGCCGGAAATTACACCGGCGGCATAACGGGAGGCGGGGTAAATCCCCGCCCAATCTTTTGGAGGAAACATGAAACGATTAGATATTACAGAAAAGCTGAATTTTAGCAAGAAACCTGTGTTAGTGGTCAAAGACAAGGAAATCGAAATAGACAACAGTGCTGTGACCATCCTGAAGGTGATGGGCTTGATGGGTGATGAGGCAGGGTCAAAAGAAATTTTGGAAGCTTATGAATTACTGTTTGACAAAACCGCAAGAAAAACGGTAGACAGCCTGCAGCTAAACTTTGGTGATTTCGCGACACTGGTAAGGGAGGCAATCGAACTGGCGGCAGGAGACTCTGAGGGGGAGCAGTAGAGCCCTGGTATGATTTAGTAGATGACTTTGACCTGATTGTGTCGTCTATACTGTCTCAGTATGGAATTCGTATGCTGTCAAAGTCTTTTGAAGATGTAACCTGGGCTGAGTTTGTGGCTCTCCTTTCCGGGCTTGACCCGAATACGGCGCTGGGGCGCATTGTTGCGATTCGTGCTGAAGACGATAAGGATATGTTGAAAGCTTTCACGCCGGAGCAGCGGAGAATCCGAAATGAATATCGGAATAAAGCTGCTAAGCAGGTATCGAAAGAAGAGATGGCACGGGTGCTGGAAGCATACAAACAGGCGTTTATCAAAATGGCAGGTGATAGTGATTGTAAAAATTAAGTGTAAGAACTGCGGACAGACATTATTATTTGCCAACCATGCAGATATTGAAATGAAATGTCCGCGCTGTAAAAAAATCAATAGAATTAAAATGGAACATGTTAAGACAGAGCCTAGAGCCACACCAGTAGAGTAGCGAGCCGGTGCCTGCTTTTTAAAAATAGAAAGGCAGGTGGAGTATGGCAGCTGAAAGTGTTGGCCAGATTGGTCTTGACCTAGTTGTAAACCAAAATCAATTTAATAAACAGATGAAAGGTATCACCAGCCTTGCGAAAAAGGCGGGTGCTGCTTTAGCTGGCGCATTTGCTGTAAAAAAGCTGGTGGATTTTACGGCTTCCTGTATTGAACTTGGCTCGGACCTGCAGGAAGTACAGAATGTTGTCGACGTAGCATTTCCGCACATGAGTGCAGAAATGGATAAATGGTCTAAGAGTGCGGCAACATCCTTTGGCCTATCGGAAACGATGGCGAAGCGGTATGCGGGTACCTTTGGATCTATGTCCAAGGCTTTTGGTTTCACCGAAAAGGAAGCCTATGAAATGTCGACGACCCTCACTGGACTTGCCGGTGATGTGGCGTCATTCTATAACATTGCACAGGACGAAGCGTATACCAAGCTGAAATCAGTTTTTACGGGTGAGACAGAAACCCTGAAAGACCTGGGTGTTGTAATGACGCAGAGCGCGCTGGATTCCTACGCTCTTGCAAACGGCTTCGGAAAGACAACTCAAGCCATGAGCGAGCAGGAAAAGGTCGCTTTACGGTATAAGTTCGTGCAGAATCAGCTGCAGCTGGCTACCGGTGATTTTATCAGAACGCAGGACGGTTGGGCGAATCAAGTTAGAATCCTGAAACTGCAGTTTGATTCACTGAAAGCGACGCTGGGGCAGGGGTTTATCAATCTGTTTACACCGATTATAAAGATTATCAATGTGGTGCTTTCCAAGCTTGCGACATTAGCGAATGCTTTTAAGGCGTTCACGGAGCTGATTACCGGAAAGAAAGCGAAAAGCGGAGCTGGAGTGCTCGACCAAACGGGAAAAGCGGCTGACGCTGCGGCAGATAGTGCTGGAGATGCAGCCGGAGCAGTAGGCGGCGTGGGAGACAGTGCAGGAAAAGCGGCCAAAGCTGCGAAAGAACTAAAGAATGTCACCCTGGGCATTGATGAACTGAATACAATTCCGGACCAGTCTGATGACGGCAGTGGAGGCTCCGGTGGTTCAGGCGGAGGCGCCAGCACAGGCGCAGAGGTTGACTACGGTCAGCTGGCAGAAGGTGAAACGGTACTGGACGAGGTTGACAGCAAGTATGCTGCACTGATTGAGAGAATCAAAGAACTGAAAAACCTGTTTGTTGGGGGTTGGAAAATCGGCATCGGGGATTTGTCGGTACTGGATTCTATTAAGAATCAGTGTGATGAAATTGGTACCAGCTTGAAAGATATTTTTACCGATGAATCGGTTGTCAAAGCAGCAAATGCCTATTTGAATAAACTGGCCTTCGCTCTTGGAAACACTGCCGGTTCTATTGCATCTGCCGGATTAACGATTGCAGACAATCTGACCGGCGGTATTGCAAAATATCTTGACCAGAATAAAGACTTTATTAAGTCTAAAATTGTGAATATGTTCGACGTCTCTGGTGCTGTTGCGTTAAAAATTGGCGCGCTGACAACAACAGTTGCTGAAATTTTTACCGTATTCAGAAGTCCGGAGGCGAAACAGATTACTGCCGACATTATAGCAATTTTCAGTAATGGTTTTCTGGAAGCTGGTGAACTGGTTCTGAAATTCGGCGGCGATATAGTAAACCTGATTTCTGATCCTATCATCAACAATAAAGACAAGATTAAAGAAGCGCTGAATCAGACGCTGGCGCCGATTCAGACCTTTACCAGCACGGTAAGGGAACTGGTGACAGATACAGCGAAAAAGATCAGTGAAGTCTATGATACCTATATCAGTCCTGCGTTTAGTAAAATCTCGGAGGGTCTAGGCACAGTATTTGGTTCGGTGCTGGATGCGTACAACAAATATCTGGCTCCGACGCTGCAGAGTATTGCTGATGGTTTCAAGAAACTGAAAGATGAACATCTGCAAAAGGTGATTGACAAGTTTTTGGAGCTGGTCGGAAACGTTGTGGATTGTATTGCCACAATATGGAATGCAATATCTCCGTTCGTGGGATATATCGCAGGTGAATTTGTCAAGGTAATTTCAGAGGGGCTACAAGGTGTCTGGGATGTCTTCATCAAGGTATTCGGCTGGATATCAGATATCGTAAGCGGACTCTTAACTACGCTGAATGGCCTGATTACCTTTATTAAAGGAGTCTTTTCCGGCGATTGGAAACTTGCGTGGGAAGGGGTAAAAGGAATTTTCAGCGGAATTTGGGAAACCATTAAAGCTGTATTCTCACCTTTTACGAATTGGCTCAATGATAAAGTCATCACGCCGGTAAAAGGTATGGTAGCTAAGATTAAATCAGCTCTGGGAACGGTTTCTGACTGGATTAGCAAGAAGGTTCTAACACCGATTAAGAATGGATTTGATACCTTCTGGAACGGGGTGAAGAAAGTCTGCAACAGTATCTTAGGAGGGATTGAATCTATGGTTAACGGTGTTATTCGTGGCATCAACAAAATGATTGATGGCCTGAATAGCTTGAAAGTAGATATTCCTGACTGGGTACCGGGAGTTGGAGGCAAGTCTCTTGGCTTCAGCCTGGGTTCTATCAGTCCGGTTTCACTGCCTCGCCTTGCAGAAGGTGGTTACGTGAAGCGGAATACTCCGCAGCTTGCAATGATTGGTGATAATCCGAGATACGGAGAAGTGGTTGCTCCGGAAAACAAATTGCTTGAAATGGCAAAACTGGCTGCGCAGAGCAGTCAGGGCGATACATCTGCGATTGTTGCGGCAATAGAAAGCTTGAAACAGGTTATCTTGAACAAAGATGATGACAGACCGATTGAACTGATTCTTGACGGAGAGGTATTATATCGTTCCAACCAGAAAGTGCAGCGGGCACGAGGATATGACTTAGGAATGGGGGCATTTGCAAGATGATTTGGATTAATGGAAAGAAACTGCCGTCGCCAAATAATAACCTAGCGGTCGCAAGGCAGCAGCTGGTAGACAGTGCAAGAAATGCAAGTGGTGATGTCGTCGCCACGAAGATTAATCGAAGGATGATTAAGCTGGATTCTTTAGAGTGGTCGTATCTGACCGCAAAGGAATGGCATGATATTCTGGTAGAAATCGAAAAATTTAAGGGAACACTGAAATTTTACGATGATTTGACGCAGAAATTTACAACCAGAAAAGTATACTGGGGCGATTCCACGGAGACTCCTTTGGAGGTGGATAAGTCCGGTAAGGTTCTACGGTACAAATCCTGTAAATGCAATATCATTGATATGGGTTATGAGGTGACATAATGTATCAGACAAGTGAGGCATATAATGTGCAGATTAGAGATCCGGTGCGAAATCCATGTTATATCAGGGTTCGCTTTGGCATTCAGGATCCGGAAGCAAACAAAAATGCAGTTATCAGTAATAGTGGAGAGCTGCACTATAGCTCGGTACCGACGCTGGATGGGCAGAGCGACGCCAAACGCAGGTATGGAACCTTGGAGCCTGGATTTTGGTTATTAGACGGAACGATTGATGCTGCACCGAATATAGGCCCGTACTCTTTGCAAGGGTATGTTGGAACAGACATCAGCAAAGAAGATTGTACCTACGAGAAAGAGCCTGAAATGTACATCACTTTCGCAAATGGGTATTATGCTTTCCGTGGAATTGCAGTATACTTCGATGAAGCGGAGCATGAGCACCCGATAAGCATAAAAATCACCGCAGAGAGGGACGGAAAACAGGTCTTTGATAGAATCTTTCCTGTTATGGGAGAAGTTTTTTCCTACGAGGGAAATTTGCCGCCAGGAGACGAGTACCTGAATAAGATTACACTGCAGATACTTAATAGCGGAATACCTTGCAGGAGAGTGAGGATTGGCTCAATCGTCCTCGGCGTAATAAAAACTTTAACCTGCAGAAACATTACTGAAGCAAAGTGGAGCAGGAAAAATGATTTAATGAATACCAGCATTGCAAAAAACGAATTCTCATTTACCTTCTTGGATGCCGACGGTGAGTATAACCCGGATAATCCAGAAGGTATTTGGCGTTTTTTGGAAGATGGGCAAGAAGTAACCTTTGAGTATGGCATTGAGCTGGACGATGGGAGTATTGAATGGGTGAAAGGCGGAACCAATTACACTAATGGGGAGCCTGCTATCAGCAGCTCTGCTGCGCTGTCAAAGGCCAGCTTCACTGCGATATCAAGACTGCAGACGTTGACGGATATCTATAGAGAGGGAAACTACAATCCGGACGGAGTGACTTTGTATGATTTGGCAGACGGTATTCTGCAGTGGGCAGGGCTTGTAGACGATAACGGAAACAAAGAATACCGCATTAGTGAAAAACTGAAAAGTTATGTTACGACAGCGCCGTTGCCAGTGGGTGAAGCAAAGGATTGTTTGCAGCTTATCGCTAATGCCGGAATGTGTGTGGTCGACGTGGATCGAGATGGAAAGATTTTTATTGAAGAGGTATCTGCAGAGATGATGGATTTTATCTATGATAAATCTGTGGTTTTGGAAGCGCCGCCGACCACAAAGAAATATCCGCTCTTGAAGGACATACTGATAACACTTTTTCAGTATACAGTACAGACGGAGGAAACCGAACTGATATCCATGGATATTGTAGAAGCGGAGGAAACGATTTATGAGCTGAATTTTGATGATACCGCTGTGGACTTATCGCTGTCTTTAGCTGGCGGATTGACGGCCGGCGTGACAGAGTTTTATGCCAATATGTGCAGAGTAACACTGACGGGAAGCGGAACAGTTACTGTAATGGGGAAAGCAGTAGAATCAGGCAGCGCAACGGTGCGTTTTGCATATGATACCATCGGGGAAGAATGCCCGGTGTCAAATCCTCTGATTACATCGATGACCCATGCCAGGGAGTATGTGGCGTGGGTAGCTTCGGTAATTATGCGCAGAGCGGAATATACGTTTAAAGACCGGGGATTTCCGGAAATTGATACAACAGATAATGTTACAGTCAATACATTGTTTACGGACAATATTAAAGCAACTGTAACAGAAAATGAGATGAGTTATAATGGAGCGTTTTCGGGAAGCAGTAAGCTGCTGGTATTAAACGAGGTAGAGAGATGACGTGGATTACACCGGTAACAGAGAGAACAGAGTTTGATGTCGAGGCGGCCAAATCTTTAAAGGAACGGATTTATGCAGTGGGATGGGTAAACCTTACCGCTGCAGAGCAGATGGAGTTCTTAGGAGACATGATAGGAACCCTGAATCATATCACTTTGAACCGAATTGAATGCAATACCTGTTTCCTTGAAGAGCTGATAAGACGTTTAGGATTCGCGGTGCAAAAACTTGCCTACAAAAAAGATTGGAGCAGAGAATCTCTGCCGGTCAGAAATGATCTGCAAAGGCTTGTAGATAACATCGCTGCATTATGCGATAGTTTCTATGCCATGGCCACAAGTTTACCGGAGAATATGGAGATACCAGACATCGCAAAGATGAACGCAGTTGAAGAGGTTTTGGTGGAACTGAAAGCTGCTGCAGACTTAATTATACAGAGTTGGAAGTACTGCGGGACTTTTTCATGCGGGCAGGACTTAGTGCTTCCGCAAAGGAGTTGATGGAATGAAAGACAGACTGGTAGAGCACCCGAATCGGTTTCGGCTGCAAGCGGTCGAGGGAGAGGTTGGTGTTTATGATTTGATACCTCTTCCGGGAATGGTGACTGAAGAAGGAACCGCACTGAATAAGGTGAATATTTTTGATGATGTAATGTCTGCGCGATATGGGCTGAATGATGGAACACCGTCGCAGGCCTTTGGGCGGGCGGTGCAAGTTCTGTATGCAACGGTCAGCAAGGCGGATTGGTCGGAAACTGTAAACAGTGACGGCTGGTATACGAATCATATTGAAATCAACGAAATGAGAGAAGCTTATAGACCTGATGTTCTTTTGGAGATTACATCAGCTGCTCTTGCTGAGGACGAACGCACGGCGTTTAGTCAAATCATGGAGTTTGAAACGTATGACGGGTATGTTATCGCTAAAACACTGGACGTGCCGGACATCGATATCAATATAAGATTTGAGGGAGTATAAAATGGCTATATCATCGTATATATATGTCAGAGATTCCTACAGTAAAGTTCCTGGTGGAATTGAGAGGAGAATGAAATGGGTAAAGCAAAAATTATGGGTGGCGGAGGCGGAATTAATATAAAAAACGGTATTGAACAGCTTGGATATAGCACAAGTGCTGTAATTGAATCTGGAAACTTTGTACAGCGGATTGATAATAGCTATGCGTTTTCGGCAGTATCAGGGGCAAGTGACACAACGCTCATAAGACAGTGTGCGATTGACAATACCCACGTAGCTGTTGCCTATGCGGTAACGAACAGTAAGTCCACGGGTACGGGCAATACTTATGCGCATATATATGCTTACATTGTTACATTGGATGACGATACACGTTCACTTACGAAATCCACAGTGCTAGACTTAGGGTATGCAGGACCTGTAGGGGCATTAGATATATCCTGTAGGGCTAACGGAAAAATCATTATCGGGTATGGGCAGCATTATTCTTCTGGAAAATCTTCTTATGACACAGTGCTTGTGCAAGCATCAGTTAATTACAGCGATATGTCAATTACGAAAGATTGGACTAAGACACTGCGTTCATCGGGATCCTCAGGAAGATACCAGCAGGATATGCATATGTTTTGGTTAGACAAAGATAATGACAAAATGTTGTTATTTGTAGATGGCGGAAGCAACAATTGGCTGGCTTGCATGATTGTACAGTTTACAAATGATTCAAGCAATCCATACGTCATAGTAACCCAAGAAAAAGCAACGGGCGACCCAAGAAACGATTATTACATTGACATTACACCCCTTGACGCAAATCATTTGCTTATGGTTTATTCAGAGAGAACCTATGAGGGGGATGGTTTGTGTGCACGGGTTATCACGATAGATGATAATTATGAAATAACCTACGGTACGAAACTAAAGGTTGATCCTACATACGGTAATTACAGAGTAATCTTAGTTCCGAGCGCGCATGCACAAATCAGTGATAATAAATTCTTGATATTGTGGGCAGCAAAGACTTCTTCTTCCGGCTCAAATGGTGTACTAAGAGGTGTTATCTTAACCGTTTCTAATGATTTCGTATTGTCCATAGCATCGGCAACAGTTGACATCCCTATGCAGAATAACAACGCTACGAGTGGAGTTCATCTGCTCACAGCCTTTGATTATGTAAATACAGAGCCATTACTCATATATACCAGTTATCCGGATTTAGTAACATCATGGGTCCATGTGGACGCAAGTAATATCGTTACAGCTGCTGTTATTAAAAGTGGTATCGCAAATGGTACAGATGTAGGCTCTGGAAGTCTGAAAAGTATAAGCACCGTGGAGAAACCTGTAATACATGCGAATTCCATTGTATCAATAGCCAGTGTTACGCACGGAGTTAGCAGTACTGCTTATTTGGATAACATTTGGATACCGCTGTTTGAGACTTGGGATATCAGTACTGGCTGGATAGATGGAGTTACAAAAAATAATATGAAATACAACTCAAGCGGTAAAGTTATAATTCTAGAGAATATGGAGGAATGACGCTATGAACATAATTGTAGACAGAATATCACGTGTATTGGTGGATTTTGACACAGAAGTCGAATATATGCGCAACGGTTATCCCAGACTGGTGAACAAGGACATTGCATTTGTCGCTGATGACATTGAGGTTTTTACAGGCGTAGATATACCAGAAAACGTTGTAGCAGGTAAATACTGTTATACAGAGGAAGACGGATTTTATCTAAATCCGGATTACGAAGAGCCGAATCCATATGGATTAACAGATGAGCAGTACAATGAAATTGTTGACAGTGTTATCGCGCAAGTGCAGGAAGGAGTTATCAATGGGTAAGTGCAAAATTATCGGGGGGGGGGGGGGCACCCTAAAGGTGAAAAATTCAATGGAGAGAAATGTTATAAACGCCACTAACCAGAAAATTGACGGCAACATGTTTTTGCAAAGAGTACCCGCTGTGGATATTGATAATGGTATTACCGTATCTTATGGAAGTTTTGCAAGTGGAAGCGGTCATACTGTCAAATCAGTTGAGCTTGCAGACCACAGCGTGCTAGTATGTACGCAAAGTTCAAATGGAACATACTCAAAAGATACGACGATTTACGCTACCGTATTTAAAAACGTAAATGGCACAGTTGTTCATTCCAACACTCTGGATCTGCCGCTGCTTGGAAATGGTTTAAGCCTTTCGGATGCATTAATAGACATAGGATGCGCTGAAGATGAAAACGGTAATATCATGCTTGTAATGCAGTTTCAGCAAACTAGTACTCCCAGTGTAATGATATATAAGCACATTATTCTTGACGGCATGAATCTTACAGCAGGCGCATTTGCACATAGTGTACCTGTTTATACTCTTTCATGCCTTAGCCAAAATGGTCAATCGGTTGTACAGGATATAAAATATGCCAAAGGAGTATTTACGAGTGCTTTTGCATATACCCCAACTGGAATATCCAGTTCAACGCAGTATTATCAAGCAACGCTTTTGGTATTTCGGCCTAATTCATCGGGAAGTTTTACTGTAGAGGAGACGACATTTTCAAGGCAACATAGCAGTAGTACGGCGTGCGTATTCATAAACTCGCATGTAATAGGTGCTTTTTTAGTAAGTATATTCTGCATTGATTCATATCTAACATGCTATGTAACGAATCTTACTAAGACCACTACAAATCTATACCAAAGAGTAGCGGACAATTCAACAACAACGGTGAATTCCTCTAAATATGGCGCATTTAGTGAAGTCATTGGAGAAAATGATGTCTTGATTGAATCTTTGTATTTATGCAGACTATACAGAGGAATTCAGGTGCGAATTGTAGATGATGGTACGCCGACTATAGTCAAGAGACTGACAAGCACACAAATATCACAAAATATCCCGTACGATGGAGCAACATATTGGGCTAGCCGCGCCTTAGACAAGTCTCGTGTACTGCTATGTATGAAATGTGCTAAAAGTTCATCCGACTATCATGGGGCAGCGCTTCTATCTTTAGATAGCAGTGGAGAAGTGGTCATCAAATCAACAAGTACTGCACCGACCACTTCAAAAAGTCTTATTCCTGGGGTATTTACGGGAATATTTCGGCAGGATACGGGACGCTATATAGCATTGTATTCGAGTTCTGCAGCTTATATGGAAATTAATATATCCAATTCGGACGATTTATCGTTGGTAATTACACAAGAATTAACTAGCGAATTCTCTAACAGTGTCCAACTAACTTGTTCTGATGATACTAAACCAGCAGTATTCGATAGAGGAGCTGTAGCTACATTTGAATCAGCAAATGCACAGAGGATTGATTCGGACAATATGGGAAGCTATAACATGAATTTCTATTATCGACCCAAATTTGTCTGGGGAGTAACAAATAGAGTTGATGGCAGCTCAATTAAACTGGATATTAATGTGAAACCTGTGGCTTTTAATGCGAACACAGGAGAATTTACACACTATGTAAAACCGTACAATGATTTGGTGTACGGCATCTCGAAAAAGTCTATGCTTCCAAGCGCAGCAGGAATTGCTTATATACCTACAGCCATGCCGGAATCAACGGCGTACGGATTGGCTTATAGCATGGTTGACCGGGTAGTTGAAGACATTAAAACGGAGGTAACACAAAATGTTAACACAGAGTCAGAAATCGTTGATTAATCTTTTAAAAGTAATCTTGCCAACTGCCACGGATGAGGTGGCACTGCGACATGCGGACTGGTATCCGCAGTGGCACCCAGATATCCACGTAACGGCTGGGGACAGGCTTACATATGATGGCGTATTGTACCGCTGTCTGCAGGCGCACAATACACAGGAAACGTGGACACCGCCGGACAGCCCATCGCTTTGGGCGAAAGTACTTATCCCGGATCCAGATGTAATCCCTGAGTGGGAGCAGCCAGATAGTACCAATGCATATGTAACAGGCGACAAGGTAATCCACGGTGGCAAGACGTGGGAATCTCTGGTCGGCGGCAACGTCTGGGAGCCGGGTGCAGTAGGAACAGAAAGTTTATGGAAGGAAGTTAAATAACGCTTTTATGGAGGTAGAACAATGAAGCAGACGATTTGCACAGTTACAGGAATTACAGGAAGCGTGATTGCAGGATTTTTCGGAGGGTGGACAAGCGGCATGACAACATTACTAATCTGCATGATTGTGGACTATATTACAGGATTAATCGTAGCTGGCGTGTTTGGACAATCGCCAAAATCTAAGACTGGTGCTTTAGAGTCAAAAGCTGGCTGGAAAGGACTTTGTCGTAAATGTATGACGATGTTGTTCGTCTTAGTTGCGTACAGGCTTGATTTAGCGCTTAGTACGGCTTACATACGTGACGCAGTAGTTATTGGGTTTATTTGTAATGAGGTAATTAGTATTATTGAAAATGCAGGAATCATGGGGTTGCCAGTACCTAAGCAGATATCCAAAGCGATTGAACTGTTAAAAAACAAGGAGGAATAGTATGGCAAAGAAACCAATTCTATTTTACTTATCCGCAGGGCACGGCGGCGCAGACCCCGGCGCAGTCAGCGGAAAGTTCGTTGAGGCTGACATGGCGAGAACCGTAATGGCAGCTTGCTATAAAGAACTGCTGGCGCATAAAGGACGTACATATAAAGTGGCGTATCCGGAAAAGGATGGTAGCGGCATGTCCCTTGCGGCACACGTTGCCGATATGGCACGTTACAGGGCGAAAGGTTACAGAGTGGTATCTTTAGATGCTCACTTTAACGCCGGCGGCGGTGATGGTGATGAAGTCTGGGTTTGGAAAGGAACCGTGACAAAGAGCCGCCTCGGTAAGGTGCTTGCAAACCTTATCATTACCGAACTGAAAAAGGAAGGTCAGAACACCAGAGGCATCAAATATACCAAAGACCTGTATTTCCTGAAAGGCGTCGGCGTGCCAGTGCTTGTGGAATACGGCTTTGTGGACAATAAGATTGACCGGAAAGGCTTTGACACGCAGAAGGAACTGCAGAACTACGGCAAGGCAACGGCAAGAGCGCTGATTAAGTATTGGGAAAAATATAGGTAAAATTTTAGCCAGGGTGTAAGCCCTGGCATTTTTTAATATTCCATATCAGTAAATTTCCGTATGGCAGCCTTATTGCTCTCCATGAGCATTAAAAGCATCAGCACTTCTTTTTCACTGCAATCGAAAAGCACACGGTTTATTTGATGTTCGATGCAGCAACTTATTTCTTGCCCGTTGAACAAAAGCCAGTCGGTGGATGTTTCCAGGGCTGTAGCGATATCAACTAGTGTGGAGACGCTGAAACTGGAGCGGGCAGTTTCGATAGCGCTGATGTGGGTGACGGAAAGATGTGTCAACTCAGCCAGCTTTTCCTGTGTTAAACCTTTTTCTTTTCTTGCTTTTTTGATTTTTTCTCCGATTTTTTTGAAATTCAGTTCCATGATATAACATACCTTTCTTTTAGATTTTAGGTATATTGTATCTTTTTATAAGTGCTAAGAGGGGAGCGCTCACTAAGTACTGAGAAAAACACAAATAAGATAATGGCAGATAGGCTCTCCCGGCAGATTTCGCAAGACTTTTTTATTTTTGAAAAAAGGTGATGAGTGTGCATCAGGTACATGAATTTGTGGTAATATACCATATGTAGCGGGTTGACAAATGTGATATAATATAAATGGAAAGTTTTATTCAAAACAAAAAAAGCGAGTTATGATTATATGGATATTGTCGATCAGATAATTCGGATTATATGCGAATATCATAAAATATTTGCAGGTATATGGGAACAAATAAGAAAAGAAAAAGTGAATTACAAGAAAAAACAAATTACCGATTTAATTAATAATGATAATTTGTTAGCTGGAATCTTTCAATATAGGTCGTTACTAAATATTAACATACTAAAGTTAACAGAGTTGTTTTGTGCTCTCGAAAATTTACATGCATGTAATTGCAGAATTAATACGAGAGTAAAGACTTATAATTCGATAGTGCAGAAAATAAAAATTTACCTCGTAGGTGACTTGAGGGGAAAAGTAGCAATCAAGAAGTGCTTGAATGATTTATATGGTATCAGAATTATACTAAGTAATGATATAGAATTTGATACTATAATTGATCATATTAATGAAACTTTTCCGGAATTGAAATGTCTTAATGCAAGTAAAAATGGTTACAAAGCAGTGCATGTGTATTTTAGTGAAAGTAATTTCGAACTTCCATGGGAGTTGCAGATCTGGAATGCGTCTGATGAAAGCAAGAATATTGAATTACACAAGACATACAAACAGGGCTATACTGAATGGGAAAATGATTACAATGAAGGAGGTGGAACGGTATGATTAGACATTACATTATTTTAAGTAGCTCATATAAAATGGGAAAACGAATTGCACTAGATTTTCCTATTTCCGAGGGGAGCGATACGAATGATGTAACGGAATGTATTGAAAGGATACAAAGAGAATGTGGAGAGGATGTTTTATATTCGATTCATACAATCGTTACACACACAGATTTGTGGCAAGATGTTGTTGATACAGACACTTTTTTTGAAAGTGTAAAAGTGATTAAATCAGCAGAAAAATTTATAGAACTAGTGAAATCAGATAGAGTGTTGACTGGATTAGATGTTGCAAAATATATTCTTACTAAATTATCATGTACACATTTAAAACTAGAAAAAATGGTCTATTTATGTTATGCAGAACATTTATGCAGAACTAAAGAAAAACTTTTCGATGATGATATTTGTGCTTTTAAATATGGTCCAATTGTTAAGAGTGTCTACGATAAATATAAAGGAAAAGATGCCAGTGTTATTCTCGCAGATAAAGTAGAAATTCCAAAAGATGAAGAAATGGAATTATCGATAAGAAGCAGGATTTTATTTGCTGGAAATGGTATGGAGAAGATGAAAAGTATAGATGAGACAATAGAAAAATATGGTCAAGAGTCTGCGACGTCATTGGTCAATTTAACTCACAAACCAGATGGACCATGGGAGTTATCCTATAAGGGAGGGTATTATGATTTGATTAATGATGATGTAATTTGGGAACATCATTGTGTCGAAACATTATAGCCAGGGCATTAGCCCTGGCTTTCTTCATTTTTTGCAATTCGCTCGTATTCTCTGACAACCATCTCTTCCAGCCACGGGGCGGGATTACGCTTCCCAGCTTCCCAGTCCTGCTGTGTCCGTGCAGGAATGCCCAAAATCTCATAGACTTGTTTCTGCGTTAGACCAGCGGCTTTACGTGCCTCTTTAATCTTGTTTTCCATCTTTTTTCTCCTTGTAATACTTACACAGTTCAACAACACCGTAAATGATTGTGCAGACGATGACTGCAATACCAATATATCCTACGATTCCCATAGCTGTTGACACACGAAAATTTTAAGGGTAAAATATAGTCAGACAGGGGCTTTCGCCCCGGTGCTCACAGCAGGTATTTATCTACCAGCAGGAGCACCAGTCCTGATATTAGACCTGCGATCATGTTATCGGCTATACTATGTAATCGCGGGTCTTTTTTCTTATCATGTTTACCCATTCATGTGCTTTCCTCCTTTCCTTATCTTTAATTATATTATACACGCAATGCGTGCATTTGTCAATAGAAAAGGACAATTTTTACAAACATTTTTTGATTTAATTACTGATAAAAAATAGCATCCATCATTGATGTACGTACACATACGGACCGCCTATGGCGGTTTCGCCAATCAATCAGGTGCGGAAAGTGCTGGACTACGCGGTCAGTGAAATTCCAAGGGAAAAAATTCTGATGGGCATGCCTAATTACGGTTATGATTGGAAACTCCCCTTTGTCAAAGGAGAAACCCGGGCAGAAAAAATGTCCAGCGAAGGGGCTTTCTGGCGGGCGCAGTACTACAATGCGGAAGTGGTGTACGATCAGCTTTCTCAAGCGCCGTATTTCACCTATTTTGATCCGGCTGGAAATAAGCACGTAGTCTGGTTTGAAGACATTCGCAGCATTCGTGCAAAGCTGGCGCTGGTTGAAGAGTACGATTTGGCAGGAGTGGGGTATTGGAACATAATGGACTACTTTCCGGCAAATTCTGAAGTGCTCAATGAGATGTATCAGGTGCGGAAGCTATAAAAATCGAGAATTTTGTAAAACGCCTGCGGGCGTTTTTTGCTTTTCTTGACAAATATGCTCGCAAAAAATAAAAGTGATGCAAGAGTTTCTTAGAAATTCCTGCATCACTTTTTAAACTACTTGATCAAAGGCTGTAAATCCTTCCAAAGCTGAGGCTGGAATCATCATATGCAGCTGGTGGTTATCAATATAACCGATCTCGCGGTCATAAATCTGACATTGACGCTCATGACTAAACCTGGCATTGATCATGATGATATAGGTGTCATCAGCGCAAATGACCGTGCGTCCGTCAATTTCCACGGGAAGATTCAAAAGTAATACGCGTACATATTCGTTCATATATTCTAAATTCATCTCCTAATATTATCAGGCAATACAATCCCCTGAAACTATTCCAGTATATCGATGTCAGCATTGCGGGTGCAGTTCAAAAGTGCATCCGCAAACGCCTGTTGTTTCTCCTCCTGCCAAATATCACCATACTTAGATTCGTAACAGATGATAGACTCTCTGAGAAAAGCCTCATCAATATCCAGATATTCTGCTATTTCGTAAATATCGGTGCAGCCGTTTCTGCAGGCTTCTTTAATATGTTCCAGTGGAATCAGCTTGTTGTATGCCCAGAGTCTGGCAGCACGCTCCTGCTTGGCGTTGTTTAACTCATTTAGATCCAGTATATTGCCCACCGAAGTCTCGTAGTGTCCAAGCTCCTCCGCCAGAATACAAGCCTTCCGCTGCTCGGTAAGACCTTTCTTAATCCAGATTGTATCATCGCCATAAAGCCCCTCGTGGAGCATGGAATGTTCCTCAATATCCAGCGTATCTTCGTACTCGCAGATTAAATCTTCGTATTTGCTCATAGGATTTTTACTCAAAGTTATCACCTCGCGATCCCTTCTTTGCAGAAAAGCAGGCGAGCTTACCTATATGCAAAGGATCGCTCCATTGCAATCATACATGCTGCTAAATTGCAAATCAAGGTTATTTCTTCTTGCGTTTCGATAATATATATTTCTTAAATTGCTCAATTTCGTCCAGTTCTTCTGCTGTCCAGTCGGTGCCGTCATGGTGTGCTGCAATAGTATGCACTTCTTCCTGTGCTTCTGACTGCCAGCCCATAAGCACGGCTGGAGACACATCGAGAATCTCGGCCAGCCTTACGATATTATCGTACTTCATATTCTTAATGTTGCCGGATTCCCAGCGTTGAACCGTAGCCTCGGACACATCCATTTTCTTTGCAATATCAAGCAAAGTGAATCCGCGGGCTCTGCGGAGTTCTTTTAAGGTAGTAAAAAGACTCATGAGATACCTCCTAGGAAAATTTTAGCACATATGTTCGCCCCTTGCAACCGTAAAAACTTGCATTTTACGTAAAAAATTTTCGAAAAGCCTATTGACAAACGTATGTTCTTGTGTTAGTGTAATGACACGATGAAACTTACGTAAAACGCAAGTTCAGTATGAAAACCATATTTTTTTCTGCAAAAACTTACGTAATATGCAAGAAATGAGAATGTGAGTGAAGCCAAATGAAAAGGGAGGTTAGAGAAATGACAAAACCGAAAGAACCATATTGGTACTACGTAAAATCTATCATTAAGGAGTATCCGCAGCTGGAAAAGGAAATGGCAAAGCCGCTGGAGCAAAGGCTCAGTATTTCTTTTGACGCAAGAAGCGGCGGGAAAATCAGCGATCCGACACAGACCTGTGTTATTCACGATTTACCGCCGAAGAAGCAGCGAAAGTATGACGCTGTTACCAATGCAATTTTAAAAACGCGGCTGACACATCCGGAAACAGCGAAGGACAGGCTGAAAATCATCGATCTGGTGTATTTCAGACAGTCTCACACCATTGAAGGCGCCGCCATGAAAGTCCCGTGTCACCGCAATGCAGCGGGAAAATGGCAGGGCGATTTTATCAAACTGGTGGCAGAAGAACTTGATTTGGTTTGAAAAACAGGTGTGTGCATCAGGGACCCAAAATCGTGCTAAGATGTGTACAGTGAAAAAATGAATTTCACCAGAAAGGAGGTAACCATGATTGAAGAGTATATACTGCAGCATTTGCAGGAACAGGCAAAACTGAAATCCCACCTTGCCAGCTATAACGGACTGCCGGCAGTCTTTTTTAACACTGCGCCGTCAGAGCTGGACCCGGCTTGGGATGAGGAAAAACACTTCGGCCAGCTGATTTTGCATCTGGCAATGCAGGACGACCCGCAGCGTCAGGCAAAAAGCAGACTGACTGTAGAGGTTTTGTCTGAGAAAAACAGTCAGACGGAATATGCGCTGATAGATGCAGTGCGTGAAAGCCTTGACGGCTGGTTTTTCGCAGAAGCGAAAAAAGTCATATCGGCGCAGTGGATGTCCATGGAGTCTATAGAGGGAAAGACCATCGTAACCTTTCAAGTTACAGAATACCAAGACCAGACACTTTTCGCAGAAAATCCCGCTGCACTGCTTTCTGAATGGAGCAAGGAACATTTGCCGGAAATCCTCGGCACGCCATGTTATCTGCTCGGCAGAAATGATGTGACATTGCAGCGCGCCTTTAAGCCATCGGAGGAAAAACCGGCGATTTACTGGCGGCTTTGCAAAACTGGAAAATGCGAGACTTTCAAAGGCGGCAGCGGCACATTATGGCGAAGCGGAATTATATGCGGTCATATTATCGTGCCGGGAAACAGCGCAAGAGCTGATGCTATAGCGATTTTGCTCGAACATGCGCTGCTGCGCGAGAGCCGTATCGAAGGAAGCGGGAGCTTTATTCTAATCGGCGAAAGTCAGGGGCTTGATCTGACCCAAAGTCCGGCGCAAACCGGGCAGCTGACGGTGGAAGCAATATATCCGATCACAGCAGACAAACCTGCCTGCGAAAAGCTGCAGCATGTATCAGTAGCAATGAAAGAAAGGGAGTAGAGAAGAATGAAAGAAAAGAAAAACAAATCTGTATACACTGTAGACCAGCTGGCAGATGCTGCCGGTGTGTTTGGCAGCAGAAGCGTGCTGGTAAAAGCGGCTCTTTTAACAGATGGTCGAGAAAGGTATACAGAGGAAGAAGCCAGAAAAGTAATTAAAATGTTTAAACAAAAGGAGGTAAAGTAAATGGCTCAGATTTTTAAAGAAGGAGAAATGAAAGTAAGACCGGACGTATATTATCGTTATGACGTTCGAGGAGAAGAAACAGTTGGCGCAACAGACGGCATCAATGCACTGGTGATGGAAGCGCCGTGGGGACCGCTGGGTGAGGTAAAAGCATTTTACAATGCAAAAGACCTGGCAGAAGCCTATGGAACCTGCGATGGCGTAGAAATGGCAGCAATTATGTTTGCTGAAGGCGCAAGCACAGTATATGTGTACAGAGCAGGTACAGGCGGTGCAAAGGCCAGCCTGACTCAGGGTGACAATGTGGTGATTACCGCAAAATATGAAGGCAGTCGCCCGATTAAAGTAAAAGTTCTGGCGCTGCCGGGCGGAAAGCAGAAACAGTGTCTGGTTATTGCAGACGACAAGGTAAAGGAAGTCTATACCTTTGCAGCCGGCGGTGAAAATGAAGCGGCAGAATTGGCAAGCGTTTTGAAAGCAAGTGCATATGTCACAGCAGAAGAGGGCAAAACCGGCACTGTGGAAGAATTTGAAACAGCGCTCAGCGGTGGTGAGGATCCAAAGGCTGTCGCAGACGATTATCTGGATGGCTTCTATGCGCTGGAACCGTACTATTATAATGTCATCTGCTGCGATACCATTTCTGACAGCATCCAGAATGTGCTGGCAGCTTACATCGAAGAAGTTGTGGAAACCGGCAAGTTTCCTATTGCCGTAATGGGTACAGACTGCACAAAGCCACTGACAGACAGAATGGCAGCGGCAGCAGAAAAGAACAACGGTCAGATTGCCATGATCGGTAATACTTATACGGAACTGACCGGAATTGCAGCAAAGATGAACTGTGCAGTTGCTCATCTGGCAGGCGCAGTAGCTGCAACACCTGCAAACCAGAGTATCGTACATAAAGCGCTGAAGGGTGCTGGTGATGTGACAGAAAGATTCACAGGCACTCAGTACGAGGAAGCAATAAAGAACGGTTTAGTACTGCTTTCCAGGAGTGCGGATGGTCAGGTCTGGTTTGACTCCGGTGTTACTACACTGGTAAATCTGGATGAAAATCAGGACGCAGGTTGGAAAAAGCTGAAGCGTACCAAGGTAAGAAATGAATTAATGCGCAGACTGCACGTTGCTATGGAAAAGAAAATCGGCAAAGTGAACTGCGACAGTGACGGCATTGCCGATGTAATTCAGACCGGTATCCGAGTACTGAACGACATGGCAAGAGAAAAGAAGATTATGCAGGGAGGCATCTTTACGCTGGATACAGAAAATCCGCAGACCAGCGATAGCGCTTGGTTCATCGTAGAGGTTGACGATATCGATACACTGGAAAAGATTTACCTGCACTACAGATTCAGTAATACACAGACCAATGCTTAAAATTTTAGAATGACGAAAGGGGAAAAAATATGTTAGATCAGAAAACACTTGTAAAAAATCTTATGACAGGAAAGGATGGAAGCTTGTTTATTTCAGTTGGAGATGATACTGTAGAGCTTTTTGAAATCGACACTTATTCTGTCAAAGCAAACTATACCAATCTGGATTACCAGCCGGTTGGTTCTTATCAGAAATTCGGCGTACCGGCAGACGTATCCTATACGCTGACCTTTACGGAAGCGGTTGTTAGAGATGATATCATTATGAAACCGCTGATGGACGCAGCGAAGGCCGGAAAGAATATTAGCTTTACGTTCAGAGCGAAGGTGAAAAGACCTGACGATACAAAGGCACATCTGGTGCTTGAGGAATGTATTCCAGATGGAGAATTTGACCTGATGACCCTGACACCGGGCGAAATCATCAAGAGAAATCAGTCTTTCAGAGTTAATGGCGCACCGGATTTTCAGGATTGGTTAAAAGACTTATAAAAAATTCAGGCTAAAGTTTATGGAAGCTGCCGCCAGCGGCAGCTTCCGATTAAAGAAAAACGTAGGGGACGATAAGAATTTCACTACGCAGAAGCTAACAGGAGGAGATTAAAACATGGAAAACAACACACAGGAAACGATGAGAAGCACATATATTACACCGGTAACCGATCCGGATATTCCCGCAAAGGTTGCGGAGAAAATCGAGAAGGAAGATGAATACGATTTGGTGAGCTCACTTCTTGCAGCAGCGGAGTATCAGCAGGCGCCTGAGATGGTGAAAGAGGTGGAAATCAGAAGAAAGGGAAAACTGTACTTCACTGTGCATGTTCACCCGGTATCTGAGGAAGATATTTCCTTTGCTAGAAAGAAAGCCTCCAAATATTATGAGAATCCACAGGGTAAAAAGCTGCCGAGAGTTAGGGGTGAGTTGGATAGCAACCTATTTAACTCATGGATTATATATTTAGCAACGACAGAGGCTGACAGAGAAAAAATTTGGGGCAATGCCGCAATGATGAAAAAATTAGGTCATTTGAAACCGGTGGAGTCCATCAATTCTCTTTTGATTGCTGGTGAAAAATCCCAGCTCATTGATCTGATCTTTGATATCAGCAGAATGACTGACGATGAGGATGAGGAAGAAATCGGCAGTGAGAACTACGCAAAAAACTAATTAAGGTAAGCGGACTGGCGCAGTGGCTTCACTTCGCTTATCAGAATCATAACAAAGAACCCGGCATTCTGATGGGACTTCGAACCTGCCAGGATCTGGTACTCCCCGGCGAGCGTACTTTCATGATGGCGTCGGATTTGCTGGCGGTGGAAGAGGGCTTCGTACCTGTCAAAGTCAGCAGCTTTGGGAAAAAAGAAGTGGAATAGAGATGATAAAAGGACGGCATACACAGAAGGGGTTGCCGTCTTTTGGTTTAAAGAGATAATGGGGACGAATACATTATAATGCAAGAAAGGAGAGAAAATGGCAGATAAAGTTATAATTGCGATTGATGATAAAGTTACAAACAAAACAACAAAACAACTGGGGGAACTCTCAAAACAGATTACTGGAATCAAAGATACAGTAAAAACATTTGGAAAGATGAATGTAAGACCTAAAGTAACATTAGACAATACAAAGTTTTTGGAGAGCGTAAAGGATTCTGAGTCTAAATTAAATCGTTTGGAAAAGAAATGGGTGGCTTCTATGGAGCTAAGTGACAAAACATCTCTAAAGGTGCGACAAATACAGTCTCGTTTATATAATCTTGCCAATCGTAACTATCAAATTAAGATAGGAATAAATTCTGCAGGAGTGTTGCAGGAAATTGGAAAAATAAGGCGTGAACTGAACCAGCCGTTTGTAATCGGAGTCCAGCAGTCTGAAAAAGGATTTAGCAGTTCTGGTGGAATAAAGTTTAGTAATCCAATAAAGACACAAGATGGATTATCTTCAGCTACAAAAAAATGGACGCTTGATAGTATGAAAGAGGAGTGGAAGGACTTAACGGATACAGCCTCAAAATATAAGTCCACAGTGGAGAAATATAAAAACTTGAAGACCCGCTTTGAAACGGCGGATCCTGCATCTCCAGCAGGACGATTAAAAGGCGTTTTAAACAAAGTTAAAATGAAGTTTTCAGGAGGGGTAAATACAACAAGTGGTGTTCCTATGCTTACATCAGAGGTGCCGATGGTACAAAGCCTTGAGGTGGGCGCTCCAGCACTTGTGACTAGCGCGGCTCAAACATTTGGTTTAGCGCTGGGAGCTGCTGGGATAGCAGAGGGAATAGATCATATTGGGAATGGAATTTTAGCAGATAATAGCTATGCAAGAACATATGAAATGTCTAAAGGTGCTGCGAAAATAGGTGCCGTAGGAACAGGTGCCGCAATTGGTTCTGCGTTTGGCCCTCTTGGAACCGCAGTGGGGGCTGGAGTTGGTTATCTTGCAGGAAAATATCTTAGTGATCCGATAGCAAAATGGGCCGGGGGAGGAAAACTAGGTGCAATGAAAAATGCTGCCATATCCCCAGAGGCAGCAGAACGTTTAGAGGAATATCGACAGAAGCAGGCAGAACTGGCAAAATCTAAATTAGATGAAAAGTTTGGGAAGATTACACTTTCCGCAAAAGAACTATCGGAAGTGGTTAAAGGATTATTTGACCCAGCACAAACTGCAAGAATTAATAATGCAAGTGCTGCGATATCAGAGGTTGAAACGGCCTTTAATACATTACAGCAAAATAACGCTGGATTTAAAAAAACTCTGTGGCTTTCGTCATCGGAAAAGCTAGATTCAGTTGAACAAAATAATTTAAAGTTTTCTGCTGACAATTTCGGAGAGGAACAAATTGCATATTTAAAGGATAAACAGTATGCAGATATTGAAGCGGTTAAAGCTGTAGCAGGGGAAGGAGAATCTGGTGAAATACTAATCGATAGTATAAATGAGAAATATACAGAGAAAATTGATGAAGCACAAAAATTAGTTTCGAAGTTAAAGGAAAAGACTGCTAAAGCACTGGAAGATGGGTATATTGACAAAGCTGAACAAAGTGGGCTTGATAAAATAATACAGGATATAGAAGCGCTTGAGAATGGGACGAGTACCTCTGATAAGAATGAAGATCAGACCGAAAAAAAGATAAATCCTTTTGAGAATATGGCAGTAAGCAGCTTGAAGGATATGGATTGGGCTTCTTTTCAGAACATTATATCTGGTGGAATTAGCAGTGCGGACGAAAAAGCAGCGGTTCTGGAGGATGCTTATAACAGCGTTGGATCGCAGTTCAACGCTGAGGAAAGAAAGATAGCACTGTGGGGTAAAAACGGAAATGGAGAAGAAGGTCTATATGCGGAAAAGACAAATCTTTATATGGATGTTGCTAAGACTACAAATGAGGAGTTCAAAAATCGTTTTAAAGGTGAACTCGGGTATTTCGGAGAATCATCGATAACTGAAATAAGTGCACAGATGAAAGAGAATCCTTATGAAAGTTTTAAGAAGTTTAGAGACCAAGGCAATGCATTGCGTGCGGATGAAGAAACAAGAGCGGCTGTAGGAGAATATGTTGACAGTATGGCTGGCACTACACAAAAAATATTAGAGTTAGCCAAACAATTTGAAGCTGCTGGAGTTGCTGTGCCACAAGAAATGCAAGAATATTTAAAACAAATGGACTTTTACGCATATGTCGCAGATGACAAAGCGATGAATTGGTTAAGTGATAATGCTAATAGAAAATTCCAGACGGATAACTATGATTATCTGGCAGGCGCTGCACAAACGCCACAAACAGAAAGTTCCCAGGAGGGTGGTGGAACTGCGACAGTTGCGACACAATTACAGGTAGATGGTGAAAAAGTAATTGATGGACAGATAAATATTACACCGGAGGATTTTGGAATTCCTAAATTTATACAAGCACCAGTAGATGTATATATTAAAGGCAATAAAATTGTTGGAGAAGCACCATCACTACCACAACCATCAGGAAATAGAGGAAAATTAGTTAACCATAAATACCGCGGCGGCATCATTGCCCCAGCTTTCGCAGACGGCGGCTACGTTCACGGCGGCGCCCAGCTGATTACGGTAGCGGAAGAGGGCACGCCGGAGGCGATTATCCCGCTGGGCAGGCACAGAAGAAAGCGGGCGCTTGAGCTTTTCAACCAGGTCGGCGGCTATCTGCAGGCGCCAGGCTTTTCTCCGAAAGGCTTTGCAGCGGGAGGTATCGTAGGCAGCATTGGCAGTCTTAGCGGTGTTGCAGGAGGCAGCGGCGCACCGGTCGCAATCGAAGTCGGCGGTGTGGAAATCAAGGTGGAGGCAAAGGATGGACAGTCCCTGGTCGAAACTATCAGAGAGAACAAAGAAGCAATCAGTGAAGAAATCGCAGGCGTATTTAACGCAGCCTTTAAGGGACAGTTTGCTAATACGCCGGCAGCAGGAGGTGCAGGATTATGATGAGAATTGTTGCAAGAGAAGTAAATAACAGCAAGAAAGAACTGGACTTTGACTGGCTGCCGCTGGAAATCAAAGACAGCGGCGGCGATATAAGTTTTGCCAGCTATAATCTTTTGGACAGAGGTGAAATCGTAAGACCCGGCGGCAAAGGTCTGCGGCGCATCTCGTGGGAAGGACGTTTTCCGGGGGAAAGCAGAAAGGATCTGTCTATGCTGGCAGGGCCGTGGCGCGATCCGATGGAATGTGACGAGCTTTTGCGTAGATGGCGTGATAAGGGCAAGAGAATTAGCCTGACCATAGAAGGAACCAATATTTCTAAATTCCAGTGCTATGTCAGTCAGTACTCGTCTTCCTATGCGGGCGGACTGGGCGACCTTGAGTATTCCGTCGAATGGATTGCCTACAAGCCAGTTTCTGTTACCGTAAAACCTAAGGCAAAAAAGAGCAAGAGCGGCAAGACTCGCCCGTCGAAAAGCTTTACGAAGTATACCGTAAAAAGCGGAGACACCCTCTGGGGTATTGCAGAAGCAAAATTAGGAAATGGAAACAGATACAAAGAGATTTATAATCTCAATGAAAAGGCAATAGAGGATGCGGCGAAAAAGCATAAGTTCAGTTCCTCAAACCACGGCGACCGTATCTGGCCGGGGCTGGTACTGAAATTACCGAAGAAATAAGGAGGGAGCAAAATGAATTATGAGATACCGACATATAAGGTCGTGGTTAAATCGCCGGATGGCAAGACCTTTGATACAGCAGGCATTATAACAGGACTGACGCTGACCGAGTCCAAAAGCCAGCTGGCGCAGCGGGCGACAATCAGAATGTTTAATAGATATATTAGCAAACACGGATATCCCAGTAACCTTTTTCCTGTGAGAAGCCGTGTTTTTATTTACGCAAAAGGCGGTGGAAAAACGAAGCGAGAGGAGGTCTTTCGTGGCTACGTGTGGGACACCGATTATAGCCTGGGAAATGGAACCCAGCTGACCCTGACCTGCTACGACAATATGATTTACTTTATGAACTCCCAGATTTTGACTTACTTTTCCAAGGGAAAATCCACCAAGGAGATTGTAAAGACCCTGATGGAAAGGCGGGGCGTGAAGCTGACCTATAACTACAGCAGTATCACCCATCCCAAACTGCCGCTGTCCGGAACCCTTGCTGACGTGCTGACTTCTGAACTTCTCGATGAGGTGCAGAAAAAGAAGGGCGTAAAGTATGTGGTTAAAAGCAAAAAAGGAAAGATTTATATCGACAAGCAGGGAAGCAATGAGAAGGCGTACTGCATTTCCCGCGGGTCGCAGAGTATTATGCAAAGCTATAACAGGTCTGTCACCATGGATGGCATGGTAACAAGCGTAATAATTGCCGGAAAAAGCGATGAAAACGGAAAGCGCAAGATAGAGGAGCGGGTTGATAAAAACAGGAAGACCTATGGCACTTTAGCAAAGATCATTTATAAGGATGAGGATACGAAGCTTTCCGAGGTGAAGAAAGAAGCGAACTACATTCTGGACGAAAATGCGACGCCGCAGCGGGAGTACGAGGTGACTGCGCTGGATATTCCGTGGATTCGCAAAGGAGATCGGGTACGGATTGAGTTCAACAAGGGTACATACCACGACTGTGTTGTCAACGAAATTACCCATAACTGCGATCAGGCAACTATGACCTTGAATGTACGGCGTATGAAGAAAAAATAAGGACAGGGCAACACTGTGCAAAAGGGGCTAAAAAAACTGATAGAATGTGTATAGTGAAAACGTATAGAGATACTGCCGTGTTAGCGTAAACTGCCCCATTTTGAGAAAAAAGGGCAGTTTTAAGAGGTTTTTCGAATAAAAAGGAGGGGTTATATGGCAAGCAATATTGAAAAGCTGGGAGAGACTCTGCAAGGCAGAATGCGAAGTGTGAAGCAGTCCGGCAGCGGCACACTGCTGGAACTTGCAGAAATAGGGTCGGGCGGAGTGCTTTTGCCTGATGTGTCACCGGGACCGATTCCTGCGGGTGAGTATTCCATTTGCAGAGCTGTATTAGGTAAAGTGACAGCGGATTTTCGCTACGAGAAATTGAAAGCCGGCGACCGGGTTTTGCTCTGCTGGTGCGGGCGCGAGCCGGTTGTCATTGATGTAATTGCAAAGGAAGGAGGTGAATAATGTGGAGGACGAATATTTATTCCCAGAGGATTTGGAAGAGATAGAACCAGATGAAGATGTGCTGGAATCAGGTGAAGCGGCAGGCTATGTGGGAGCGCCTGCCTTTGATGGAGACTTTGTAAGGGATGGAAAAAACTGTGTGCGGGCAGCAAGTCCTATGGATGCGTGGAAACAGTGGTGCGTTAACTGCCTATCCATGGAGCGGTATGCAAGTCCCTTGTATTCTTCGGATTTTGGCATTTCTCTGACAGAGATTTTGCAGGCGGATACCAGAGCTGAGGCAGAGGCGATGTTTCGGGCAGAAGCAAAGGAAGCCCTGGAAGCAGACCCTTATGGCAGGACTGACTATGTCGGGGAGATTACCTTTGACTGGGGCAGTGACAGCGTAAAAGTAACAGTAGAAGTGGTTGGCATTGATGGTGCTGCCATAGATTTTGAAGTGAATTTGGAAGGAAGGTGAGAAAGATGGCAGAAGAATGGACTATGCCGGAATTTCTAAACAGAGATTTTGAAGAAATTATGGAAGAGATGACCGCAGATTTGCCGGAGGATATTGATGTGAGCGAGGGCAGTCACCCGTACAACCTCCTTGCGCCTACGGCAAAGCAGGAAGCGTATTTTGCGCAGTTTATCCTGGCAGAAGCGATGAAAAGAATCTTTCCACAGTTTTGCGAAGGAGAACCGGAATATGTGGACTATCATGGACAGGTAAACGGGATGAGCAGAAAGGCGGCTGCTTATGCAGAGGCGGAGCTTTCCGTGACGGGCACAGCAGAAGCGGTAATCCCTGCAGGAACGGTTTTTACAACAGCCAGTGTCAATGATACGGCGTCGGTGAGTTTTGTTTCTGCGGAAGCTGTGACGCTGGATGAGAACGGCTGCGGACGAGTTACCGTAAGGGCAGAAGCGCCGGGAACAGGCGGAAATGTAGGCGCAAACACGATTATCCTGCAGGAAAGCCCTATTGAGGGGATTTCTGCAGTGACAAATCCAGAAGCTGCAAAAGGTGGAACCGATGAGGAAAGCGACGCAAGCTTTATAGCGCGGATTATGGAATACGAGAAAATGCAGGGTCTTTCCTTTGTAGGAAATACCAGCGATTACAAGCGCTGGGCGCAGGAAGTGGACGGCACGGGAACAGCCGTGGTGGTGCCGCCTTCGGAAGACGATGATTCGGGGCTTGTGACGATCGTGCTGACAGACAGTCAGGGGAATCCCGCAGCGGAGAGCCTTTGCAAAAAAGTCTATGACTATATTGTAAGTCCTGATGAGCCGGAAAGGCGTAAAGCGCCAATTAACGGCGCTGTGCTTTCTGTAGTGCCGCCGGCGATTTTGCCGGTGCATATTTCAGCGACGGTAAATCTGATGGAGGGTGTATCTTTGGAAGCAGTTAAAAGTGCTTTTGCAGAAAAGATAAGAAGATATTTGGCAGAAGTGCCTTTGGAAAAGGAAATCCGCTATACGCGTATTGGGGCATTGCTTTCGGAAACCCAGGGCGTGAAGGATTACGATTATGAAAGTCTTCTTGTAAACGATGACCGCAGCAATATTGCTGTAGAAGTCAATCAGTTCCCGCAAATTGAGCAAGACGGTATTTCCCTTGCAGAAAGGCGCTAGGTGACAGGATGGAATATTACAGCAGTGAGAGAATTGAAGAGATTTTGAAAAGCGATAAGGCGCGGGAAATTCTCGGCTGGTTTCCGCCGGTATACAGCGATGCCTATGTATTTTTGTGGCTTTTGGAGGAGGTGGGCATGAGTCTTTCTCGTCTGGAACAGTGGGCGAGAGAGTTTGCTGAACAGGTTATGCCCCAGACGGCTACCTGGTCGCTGCCTTACTGGGAAGAGCGATACGGAATTTTGCCCGATGAAAAACTGAGTCTCTCTCAGCGGCGAAATCAGATTGTGAACAGGCGCAGAACCCGTGCGCCGATGCCGCCTGCCAAGGCAATAGAAATCGTTGAAAATTTGACCGGCGTGGATGTGCGCATTGAAGAAAATACGGGAAAAAACAAGTTTACTGTGATGTTTGGCGATGTAGTGCCGCAAGATGTCATAGCAGCAGTGAGACGGGAACTGAATATACTGAAACCCGCCCATTTGATTTATGAAATAGTCACTTCGATTTTTTATGAAATGGTGACAGCAAGATATCTGGCAGCAAAAGCCGGAGTGTTTAAAATGTATGAGGTAAAGGAGGAAGAATAAATGGCAACATGGACAAATTTTTGTAGAACCCAGCAGGGAAAAGCGCTGGATATGAAGCTGATTAGCAAGGAGCAGCCTCTTCGACTTACGAAGGCGATAGCAGGCGCTGGGCGTATTGATCCGGCGCAGCTTGTTTCGCTGGCTCAGCAGCCGGAGCCGAAGCAGCAGCTGGTTTTACTGGACAAGGAAACGAATACTGACGCAGCCGAAATTACTCTGCCCGTTTTGCTTACCAATAAAGGGCTTACAGAGTCTTACCATATGCAGACTCTGGGGATCTATGCACAGGATCCGGACCTTGGAGAAATTCTCTACATGGTCAGTCAGACTTTAGCGGAGGAAGGTGAAGAAATTCCGACAGAAGCACAACAGCCGGCATTTTCTATTCAGTGGAATCTTTGTATAAAGGTGTCGGATACGGAAAACGTGACCGTAGAAGTGCCGCAGGCGGGAGTTTTGACCGAACTTGCCGCAGACAGACGGTATGCGAAGGCGGCTGATTTTGCGGAGCTTGCGGAAGGTGTCGCAGGTAAAGCCGAAAAGTCTGCAGTTGTACTGGGTGTGGTGAGAGCGCAAAGCTGGGATCAGACGGACAAAACCTACAGCTTTGAGACCGAGTATCCGGCAGGTTCTTATGATCTTGCAGTGGAGCCGGACAGCAGCTGCTCAGAAGAACAGCTTGAAGCGTGGGGCAGTGCGAAGGTTGTAGGTAGTGTATCTGCAAATGTATTAAAAGCATTTGGAGATGTGCCGGCAGTGGATGTGCCGGTGATTATGGAGGTGAAGAGGAAATGAGTATTAGTGTGAAGAATACCGGCGGGGGAAGCGGCAGCAGTTTTCCTAATGGGACTAAATGGATGCAGAGTAATATAAAACCTATTGGCAAATTCGTTAATTATAATAATTTATGGGTATTGTCCAGCGATGGTTTTATGTATTCAGAAGATGGAAAAACTTGGATACAAAGCAACATTACTGGAGTTAATTTTGATTCTATCTATTATAACGGTGAAATTTGGGTTATTGGTAGTACTGAACATGGTCTTTATTATTCAACCGATGGTAAGACATGGACACAAAGTAATGTGACCAATAATAGTTTTATGACTATATACTACGCAAATGATATTTGGATAGCAGGTAGTCAGTATGATTCAATGTATTACTCTTTAGATGGTAAATATTGGATTCAATGTAGCGGAGTAGACGAAGACTATTTTTATGATATATATTATAATAATGATATATGGATTGTAAGTAGTGCAAATGGGCTATATTACTCAACAGATGGTAAATTATGGACGAAAAATACAGAAATCCATAATTCTTCAAAAATATATTATTATAATTCAATATGGAATATAACTTGTACTAATGGGCTGTATTATTCAGAAGATGGAAAAGCTTGGATAAAAAGTAATATAACATTTGGAGATGTTAAAGGTATAAAATATAATAATAATATTTTTATTTTATATTCTGATTATTATGGGTTGCATTACTCAACAGACGGAAAAACTTGGACAAGAAGCAATATTACTAGTGGATTTTTCAATTTTGTAGATTACAATGACGATGTTTGGGTTGCCGGCGGTTCAGATGGTTTATATTATTCAGACGATGGAAAGGTTTGGACGCAAAGTAATATAACCGACAAAAATTTTATGAGTATATGTTATAAAAACGATATTTGGGTCGCTGGGAGTAATAGTGGCCTTTATTATTCTATTAACGGAAGAGATTGGCAAAGCGATGTATCTAGTGGAAATTTTAGCAACATACAGTACTCTGATGGTATATGGGTTATTGGAGGTAACGGATTATATTATTCTGAGGATAATTGTAGACATATTACAAATATTTTTATTTCTGTTGAAGAACCTCTTAATTTTTACAATGCTAATGGCACATGCGTAATTACAGCTTATAATAGAGTATATTATACAAAAGATGGGAAAATATGGAATCAAAGTGATATAACTGGTTCTTATTTCAATTTTATAGATTATATTAATAGATTGTGGTTATGCGGTAGTTTATACAATGGTCTTTATTATTCAGAAGATAATTGTAAGACATGGACTAAAAGTAATTTAACCACCGGGGTTAATTGTGTATACGGCGCTAACAATTTATATGTTGCTGCTGTCAGTTATAGCGGTCTTTATTATTCATCAGATGGTAAGTCATGGACTAAATCAAATATAACTTCTGGTGAATTTTCCTCTGTCTATAATTGTAATGGTATATGGGTAGCATGTAGTAATAGTGGCCTTAATTATTCATTGGATGGTAAGTCATGGACTAAATCAAATATAGATAGTGGATATTTTCATAAGGCATATTTTGCAAATGGCATCTGGGTTGCTGGAAGCGGTAAGGGCTTATATTATTCATTAGACGGAAAAAACTGGACTCAATCAAATATAACTTCTGCCAATTTTTCTTCTGTCTATAATTGTAATGGTATATGGATAACAGCTAATGATCTTAACACCGGGGTATATTATTCATTAGATGGACAGACCTGGACTCAATCAAATATAGACAGTGGATATTTTTATAGTATATATTATAAAAATGATATTTGGGTTATGGGACATTCTACTGGTTTATACTATTCATTAGATGGAAAAACCTGGAGTCAATCAAATGTAACTGGAATAAATTGTTTTGAAATTCAAAATTCAAATGGTATATGGATAGCAGGTTGCGATACTGGTTTATACTATTCATTAGACGGAAAAAATTGGACTCAATCAAATATAGACAGCGGACATTTTAATTATCTATGTTGTAATGATAATATATGGATCGCTTATAATAGAAAATATTCGTATTATTCAGTAACATGGGAACCATCTAGTTAAAGGCGGATATAAAATGAATTACAAGCATTATCAAAAAAGTTGATATGACAGGGATAGAAAGTCTATGGAAAAAAGTAACAAAGTAAAGGAGGTACATATGACAGAGATTATGACAGCTGCAATCACCGCAACGGGACTAATTATCGTGCAGCTAATCGTATCCAGCCGGCAGCAGCGGGCGCAGGACATTAAGGTTGATGCGGCACTGAGCGAGGTAAGAAAAGACATCCAGCGCCTTGAAGAAAAGCAGGACAAGCATAACAATCTTATTGAGCGCACCGCAGTGCTGGAACGGGATGTGAAAACTGTTTTCAAGCGGGTTGATGAGAATAAGGCAGAAATTGCATATTTAGAACATAAAGGAAAGTAGGAGATATGAAAATGAGTAAGAAATGGCTTAAAGCAGCAGGAATCAGAGCAATTAAGACAATGGCACAGGCAGCCGTTGCCATGATCGGGACAAGCGTTGTGCTGGAAGATGTAAGCTGGCAGGTCACGGCATCATCAGCAGCGCTGGCAGGTATTTTGTCTATGCTTACCAGTGTGGCAGGATTGCCGGAAGTCGATGAAAAGTAAAGAACCTTGTTCGCAGGAACAAGGCATGGTATAATACATATAGTCAAGAGGACGAACTAAGAAAGCGGTTGACCTTCCCCAAAACTCGAAAGGGGTTTTGGATTTCAAGGAAGGTGATGGCATGACAGAGTACATATTTGATGTAGTTTATCTGCTGATTCTTTACAGAATTGTGAAGGAAATAAAATAACCGCCGATAGTTTAGCGACCTAGGCGGCTATTTTTAGCTAACATGGTTAACCGTTTTTTCCGGTTTCCTCTTGACACCAATATACCACGAATGAAGAGATTATGCAATAGTCAATTTACCCTGCCGTTTGGCGGGGATTTTTATTTGGAGGTGAAAAACG